ATAATTATACTGTAGAGATGTGGATAAGGGTTGGAGTTGATACTCTAGAAAGTAAAAGAATATTTGGTCCAATAAATTCTAATGACGGCTTATATGTAGACGATTGTTTTATAACTTTAGTTATAGATAATAACTTTAAGTCTGTTTATGTTGGAGAATGGTTTAGACCAATGTTAATCCAAATAGTATATTTAGAAAATAAAGTTTTGTTATTTTTAAATGGAGAAAAGGTTGCAGATTTAAACGTTGACAACTCTATACTCAATCTTTTATCAAAACTGGATGAAAATAATAAAGATCAGGATTGGCTTGGTTTTTATTCTTATGAAAATATTTATCCATTTGAGTTAGATTGTTTTGCTATATATCCTTATGTAATACCAGAAATAGTTTCAAAAAAAAGATGGGTGTATGGTCAAGCGGTACAAGGTCTTGAAGCGGTAGATTCCTCTTATAGTGGTAAGTCAGCACATATAGACTATTCTTTTTCAGATTATGGTACGAACTATCATTATCCCAATATTGGAAAATGGCAACAAGGAAAAATAGATAATTTAAATTATAATAATAGTTATTTAAGTAATCCAGATTATGAACTTCCTAATATGTCAATAAGTAATAATGTTGATATTGATAGTTGGTATAATGAGTTGTTAGGCGAACAAGATGAAAATAATTTATGGGTTAGTTTTTTAAACAATTCTGGATCCTATACTTTTAATAATTTTAATATTTTAAATGAAGAAATTAGTTCTTTACATGGTATTTTTAAAACAACCACATTATTAGATTCAACAATATTATTGATTAAAAATAAAAATAATTCAGATTTCTTTTCAATATCTACAACAGATGATGGGGACTTAATATATAAAATTAATGTATTAGGAACAGAAACAATACTTCATGAAGCAACATACGAAATAGATGCATATATTGAAATTGGAATATATTTAGAAAAATTAATATCTACATTTGGAAAAGATGTTGCAACTTTTTTTGGAAACAAGGATTCATTAAAACTTATATTATTAAATAATGAAGATGGTAGTTCTTGTTTTAATCAAAAAATGTATAGATTTGGGTTATCAACAAAAAATAATCATAAACTTTTTGACTCACAATTTCAAGAGAGTGGAATAATTAAAGATGATAGTAATATAAATGTTCATATTGAACATGATTTGGCAAGTTATACACTTCACCCAACAGTAAAATATAACAAATATTATCTTGACATAGGCATCTCTGGTTATTGGGAAGACTATGTTCCATTAAAGTATTTCGCTAAATATATCACGAATTCTTCTAATAAAAAAGAATACTCATTGGACTATATTCAATATAATATTAACTTTCCATCACCTTCTATTTTTAAGATTGTTGAAGACGAGGGTGGTTGGACATATGGTCAATTAAATGAAAAATTTGCAACACCAATACAACAATCTTATGAAGTACTAGACAATTCTTTATTTAGTGGGTATAATAATTATGAAGACTTACAATATAATAGATCAGATTTAAGTTATGAATATGACTCAGTTAACTCATTAGTTCAGTCTTATGTGTCTTTTCAATTTACAAAAACAGGTATAAATAAATCTTTTGAGTCTTTTACAACAATTGCTCCAGCCCTAAAAAGCGGAATATTAAACCTAGACAACTACCCAGATTGGCAAAACACTATATTTTTAGTTGAAAACGATACTATTATATATCCACCTTCATCTGTTAGTTTTGAAAGTTTATCTATGTCAACACATTTAAGATTTAGAGTAAGATCAACATTTAATAGAAAAATAAAAATTAAATCACTAGAGTTATCGTCTAGATCATTAGAACAAAATGCTTCTACTCCTATTAGTACAAAGTCTGGAACCAAGTTATATCCATATATTAAGAATGGAATATATAATGACTATAAAGGAAAAAATCCAATAAGCATTTATAAGCATTCCAACCCATACCTGCACCTAACCAGATATTCTGGAATAAAACTAAAAGGTGATTTTAATTATTATCAAAACAGAGGCATTAGTATGCCAATCAATGAAAATAAGGACTCAACTTTTTCTGTATCCACTATACAAATAGCAATTAAAAGTGATAATAATAAATTTACCTATACACCAGTTCAAATATTTCAAATAAATACAGTTGAATCAACAATTAATTTTTACATTGTTTCAAATGGAGATTCTGGACAAAGAGGAAGAATATACGCTATTGATTCAAAAACTGGTCAATTACAAAATGGAATATCATATTACTTAAACGGAGTCTTGGTTGCAAATCCAGTAATAGATAGTACAAACTGGTACTTTTTAAGTGTATCTTTTGCAACTCCGCTTAAGTTTAATTCCTTTACTGGATCAATAAATCTTAATGGTCCTTTAACCTATAACCATATATCTTATTATAAATTAACTGGATTACAACAAAGGCAAAGTTCTATAACTAGAATCTGGGATGAGGTAAAACAGCAGTATATTATAGGTGCAGAGACTCCGTTTAGTTTTGATTGGGAGTTTTGGAATGAAGGATATTTGTGGTTTGGAGTATTAATTAAGACATCTTCTTCAGATTTTGGCGATATTCCTTCTAATATTTATAAAACCTATATGGGAACAAATAAAATTATAATAGGAAATGATGGAGAAAAGCAGTTGTTGACAAAAAGTTCTGAAAATCCTATCTATATTGGTTCATCATGGCAACAATATGTCCTTAATCCAACATAATATGGTATACTAATGGTTATGAATAATCAAAATCCAAACAAAAAAAGCAAACCTCGTATGAAAGGCCAAATTGGCGATTCAAAGATAACATTTATTGATAAAAACTATGACTGGGGTATTTATGTTTGGAAAAGAGCAAATGGTAGATGGTTTACTGATGGAAGTGGCAATATTTTAAATATACCAGCCATGAAAAATGACATTGCAGCATTGGCAGAAATAAAAAGAGCAGCAGCATATTATGGAGAACCAGATGGCGAGGCTGTATTTTTTCCAGGTATGGGAAGGGTTACTGACGAAGAGTATTCTGAACAAGTAGACAGAATGAAGGCAGGATTAATTCCTAACCTTAACGATCTTGGTGCAGTTGCCGCAGCAAAAGCAACCATTGCTAAGTACGGAGACGAAGAATAATGAGTGATGACTTTGATTATGTTATTGGTGCAAGATTAGACGATAGCGAACAATCTCAAAACGCTTTTGCAAACTCAGATCCATTTAATAAAAATTGGGAAGAGTTAAAAAACTATTCTGGTTTGGATAATAATTTTAAACGTCGTGCAGCAAGAATGTCTAAAGCATTAGTAGACACAACTCAACAATCTTATATTGATAATGCTATAGCAGTTCCTCAAGGCGTTAACGGTGCTCATTCTAATCAAATAAATCCAGGTAATGTGTTTAGAAATGGTTATGGACTATTTGATGTTATTACGCCACCATGGAACGTTTATGAACTTGCTAACTATTACGATACCTCTTTTGCTAATCATGCAGCCATCGATGCTAAGGTTGAAAATATTGTAGGTTTGGGATATGATTTTGAAGTATCAAAAAGAACAATGCTTAAATTAGATGGCTCTTCAGATGAATTAGCAGTAAGTCGTGCTAGAAAAAGAATTGAAAGAGCAAAAATTGAATTACGTGACTGGTTAGAAAGTTTAAACCAAGATGATTCATTTACAACAACTATGGAAAAGATATATACAGATGTTCAAGCCATAGGTAATGGATATATGGAAATTGGTAGAACTACTCGTGGAGAAATTGGATATATTGGACACATTCCAGCAACAACAATGCGTTGTCGCAGATTAAGAGATGGATATGTTCAGGTTATTGCAAATAAGGTAGTTTACTTTAGAAACTTTGGTGCAACTAATCCAAACCCAGTAACTGCTGATCCAAGACCAAATGAAATTATTCACTTTAAACAATACTCACCATTAAATACATTTTATGGAGTACCAGATATTATCTCAGCAATTTCATCACTACATGGTGATCAGTTAGCCTCACAATATAACATAGATTACTTTGGCAACAAAGCAGTTCCAAGATATGTGGTAACAATGAAGGGTGCCAAACTTTCTGCTGATGCAGAAGACAAGATGTTTAGATTTTTACAGACTGGATTAAAGGGTCAAAATCATAGAACTTTGTATATACCTCTTCCTGGAGATTCAGAAAATAACAAAGTAGAGTTTAAGATGGAGCCTATTGAGTCTGGAGTGCAAGAAGGCTCATTTAAAGAATACAGAAAACAGAATCGTGATGATATTTTGGTTGCTCATCAGGTACCACTTTCTAAACTTGGTGGGTCTGATTCAGCAGCCATTGCTGCAGCAATAGCCCAAGATCGTACTTTTAAGGAACAAGTAGCAAGACCAGCACAGGCACAACTTGAGAAACAAATTAATAAGATTATACGTGAGAAACAAGACATCTTAGAGTTTAAATTTAATGAACTTACCTTAACGGATGAGATAGCCCAATCACAAATACTTGAAAGATATGTAAAAACACAAATTATGATGCCTAACGAAGCACGAGTAGCATTGGGTCTTCCACAAAGAGATGGTGGGGATGATCCCTTTGTGGCTAAACCAGAAACTATGAATAATGATGCCAACCGTGCAAGAGATGGTGAAAGATTGAATAACCAGTCTGATGGAACTGCAACTATAAGTGGTAGAAATCCAAAGGGCGAGGGTAGATCTTCAAACTAGTTAGCCTGTTTATAACATGTTTATAACGTGTGTATAAAAGGGTTCTATAATGTATAGTACGATGTCTATATTAAAAGCCCAATGGAATACAGAAGGCGAGAATGTCCGCCTTTCTATGCCTTTTAGTAAGGTTGATAAAGAACGACGTATTGTTTCAGGCTTTGCCTCATTGGATAACGTAGATCGTCAAATGGACATTGTTACTACAGAAGCCAGCATGAAGGCATTTGAAAATTTTCGAGGTAACATAAGAGAAATGCACCAACCATTAGCAGTAGGCAAAATGGTTTCATTCAAACAAGAAAAATATTTTGATACAGAATCTAAGAAATTTTATAATGGTGTTTTTGTTTCTGCTTACGTATCCAAAGGTGCTCAAAGCACATGGGAAAAGGTTTTGGATGGAACACTAACAGGTTTTTCTATTGGTGGAAAAATGAATAAGTGGGACGATGCTTTTGATGAGAAGTTAGATTCTCAAATTAGAATTATTAAAGACTATGATCTTGTTGAATTGAGTCTTGTAGATTCTCCAGCAAATCAATTTGCAAACATTATGTCTGTAGAAAAAGTAGATGGTGTTGCAGTAGTTAAAGGTGACAATACAACTTTAGAAAATGTGTTCTGGGATTCAGAAACAGGAATTGTTATGGTTTCAGAAAATGAAAAAGAAATCAGTCCAACGACTGGTAATGAAATGAAAAATATAGGATTCGTTGAAAAAACGGATAGCGAAAAAATCGATATGATAAAGTTCTTAGTTGATAGTGCTAAAGGCATTAATACTTCTAAGATTACCAAGGAGGTAAGTCCTATGACAGAAACAACAGAAGTAGTAGCAGAGATTGTTGAAAAATCTGATATTGCAGTTGAAAATGTTGAGGTTGCTCCAGAGGCAGATGCAGTAGTTGATGCTCCTGCTGCAGAAGTTGTTGCAGAAGATGCACCAGCCGCAGAAGCAGTTGTAGATGCTGAAAAAGCAGATACAGTAGAAGCAGTAGCAGAAGTTACTGAAGAAGTGACTACAGAAGTATCTAAAGCAGACGATGTTATTGTTGAGGCAGTAACAGAAGTTAAGAATACTCTTACATCAGCCTTTAGCGATCTACTTGCAACAGTAAAGTCTTTACAGGCAGAAGTTGCAGATTTAAATAAAGCACTTGTTGATACAAAATCACAAGTTGCAAAAACACAAGATGCACTAATTGAAACAAATGGTGCAGTTAATGAGTTTGGAAAGAGAATGGAATCAGTAGAATCTGACACCGCTTTCCGAAAGTCTGGCGATCTCGGCGAGGTCGTACAGTTACAACCAGCAATGGTTGAAAAATCCCTATGGGGCGGACGTTTCCTCAAAACAGCCGATCTATTCAGATAGAAAATCACTCGGAGGTGAAATATATGTCGGAAGAAATAATCAAAAATCAACCAGGTACTGATGGAAACATCGGTAACGAAGCACCAGGCTTATACCAAGCACAAGGTGCATTCGCATCTGGCTCTGATACAGCAGAAAACGTTCCAGGTAACTACGCAACTGGTGGTGTCTTAAACAACATCCCTGATGCATTATCAGGAGTTACAACTGGTCCAAATGCAGTAAATCCTTCAGGTGATACTGGAAGCGGTATCCTACGTCCTGAACAAGCACGTCGTTTTATTGACTACGTGTGGGATGCAACTGTATTGGCTCAAGACGGTCGCAGAGTGACCATGAGAGCAAACACAATGGAACTTGAAAAAGTTAACGTTGGAGAACGTGTAATTCGTGCAGCCGCACAAGGTCTAGGCGATTACACAAACGCTGGTGCAACATTCTCAAAAGTTGAATTAACTACAAAGAAAATTCGCTTAGATTGGGAAGTATCATCAGAAGCATTAGAAGACAATATTGAAGGTGCAGCATTAGAAGATCATATCGTAAGATTGATGACTAATGCATTCGGTAACGATATCGAAGACCTTGCAATCAATGGTGATGGATCAACAGGATCATTCTTGTCCATCATGAACGGTTTCATTAACCGTGCAAAAGCCGTTGGTTCAGGTGCACACGAATCAGTTGTCACCGTAGCCAGCAACCGCTGGACACCAGAAGTTATGCAAAACATAATTCTTGCAATGCCACGTAAATACCGTGCACTTAAGAACAATCTTAAGTTCTACGCAGGTACAGACGTATTCCAAGGAATTGTTAAGCACAACGGAACACTTGCAGACGCAGTAGCAGAAGCATTTGCTTTCCGTCCAGGAAGCACCGAATCAAATCGTCAAGGCTACCTAGATGGAGTTGGACAAACATTTGGAGCAGCACGTACAACTCGTGTACTCGGAATTGACGTTCAAGAAGTTCCTTACTACCCTGCAGGATATGTCGATTTGACATTCCCACAGAACCGTGTATGGGGCTTCCAACGAGACATCACAGTTAACCGTGAATACAAACCTAAGAAAGATACTGTAGAATATACAGTTTTCGTTCGTTTTGGTATTCAATGGGAAGAACTAGATGCAGTTGCTTACGCAGACGCAGCAGCAGATGCTTAATCTGTAACCCAAATTTAAAGGGAGTAGGGATTAATTTTCTTACTCCCTTTAATATTTAATTAAATGATATAATACTAAAAGGAGGAATATATGTCAGAATTAGACAATAACTTAGATTCACAAACATCAGAAACAATTGAAGAAAATACTATTCAAGAAGCAGTTGTTGAAGATACTGTAGAAGAAGTTAAACCACAACCAGCAATATTGGCTCCAGAAGAAGCAGTAATTCCAGAAGATAAAAAAGAAGCAGTTGAAGAACTTGTTCAAGGCTTATCACCATTATCAACTGGTGCAATTGGAGTTGCAAAACAACCTAAACCTAAAAAAGAAAAAGAAGTTGCTAAACCTAAAAAAGATAAAGAAAAGGTTGCAATTAGATCAACAAGAAATGTATCTTGGATGGGTGTTGGACAGGTTAAAATTGGTATTAATTATGTTACACCAGACGAAGCAAAAGAATGGTCAAAGCGTGATCATATTACAGTTTTAAGTCCAGAACAAGTTGCAAAGGAATACGGCTTATAAACAATGGAAGCATTAAGGGTTCCACCATACCCACTAACAATTAAGTTTGATGTCCCAACAAGTGGAGACATTTATACTCTTAGATTAGAGGATTTGGTGGAACACTTTGTTGATATATACAATATAACATCAGATGAAAATTCACAATTAACATATACGTTGCCATTATCAAAAATAGAGTTTGATAGAAACTATGATGTTAAAATTTTAAACTCAGATGAAGAAATAATTTTTGAAGATAATTTAGATATTATTAGACCATATACTAATCCAAACAAACTTGGAACTACTGCTTCAGAAATAACAGAAGCAACATATAATGAACTTATTGCAAGATCAATAATAGACTCTTTTATTACTGATGGTTTTTACAACAAAAAAATTATTTATCAAACAGTTGGAGAAGGCTTAGACTATATTCCTTTATGGATAAATGCATATAAGGTTTTAAAGGTTTATGAAAATGATGTTTTAGTTTTTGATGCAGAAGAAGAAGTAAATGAAAAATATTTTAAATTAACACTTGACAACTCTGCAATTCAAGCATTTACTCCAGACTCTACAGACTCTTGGAATAGATTAGAAAAAACACTTCCAAATGTTCCAGTATCATATGGAGATTTAGGATATTATGGTTGGGATACAGTTACTTTTCCAACAGGATACGATTACACACTAGTTCTAGATGCTGGTTATAAAACAGTTCCAGCAGACATTCAAGCAGCAACAGAGATGTTAATTAATGATATTAAATGTGGAAGACTTGATCAATATAAAAGATATGTTGAAGAATATCAAACTGACCAATACAAGGTTAAATTTAATGCTGATAAATTATTTAGCGGTACAGGTAATATAATAGTTGATCAAATATTATCAAAATATACTAAGAATATTACAAGATTAGGAATACTATGACATGTTTAGACGACAACTTTTTATACCCAATGACAGCAGAAGTATACTATTCAGCAGTTGAACAAGGTCAATACGGTAATATTAAAAAGCAATGGTCAAAATTTAAAGATATAAAATGCTACTTTGCATCTGGCAATATTAGAAATAAAGAAGAACAGCAGGTACAGAATGTAGCAATTGTATTTGATACAGTTCTAACTGGCAGGGTACCAAATGATATTAGGTTTAACGATATAAACAGTGGAATTGCATTAACTAATCTTCTTATAACAAACATATCAGACGGAGAAGGTAACCCTATATATGTTGAAACAGGAGGAGTTCGTGCTGGCAAGTCAACTCTTTTTGAAATTGCAACACTTAGTCCATACTCTGGATTATTTGGTAAAACAGAATACTATAAGATTATTATTAAAAGATCTGACAATCAGGCGGTAGATTTATGATAAGGTTTGATACAAAACAATTTAAAAAAGATATGGACAATATTGTAAAATACTCTATGGGATTTTTAGAAGGAGTAGAGGGTGGCAAACAAGTATTTTTAAATAATCTTGGAAAACAAACAATAGAAGCCTTAAAAGAATTTATTGATACAAACGCTAGAATAGATCCAGCAGCATTGCAACACGTATACGAGTGGTATAAATCTGGAAGTCCAGAGTCTAGATTATTTGATATACAGTATACTGTTAGTGGATTAGGACTATCAGTAATGTCAACATTTACACAATCATCTCAAGTTAAAAGTGGATCTACAGAGCCATTTTATAATAAAGCAAGAATAATGGAAAATGGTGTGCCAGTTACAATAAGACCTAAAAAATCTCCTGTATTGGTTTTTGAACAAGATGGAGAAACAGTATTTACTAGAAATGCAGTTAAAGTAAATAATCCTGGTGGAGAAGATGCACAGGGTAGTTTTGAATCAACCATAGATATATTCTTTCTTCAATATTTTAAACAATCATTTTTAAAGGCATCTGGATTATATGATTACATAAAAAGACCACAAGTATTTAAAACAAACATGGCAGCAGGAAAACGTAACGGTAAAGGTGTTGGATATTCAACTGGATACAAATGGATTGCTAATGCGGTGATTGCATAATGGCTGCCACAATACATCATCCACCATCATTAATTAATGCTTACTTACAAAATAAGGTTAGTGAGTTTTTTGATCAAGATTTAACGATACCGTTTTTTCCTACTAGTCCAACAGATATTGCTGCTCTAACTGAAACATTTCCAAATTCAACAGGAACATTTGCAGTATATGACAGAATGTTTAGAATGAATAGAAAAAATTTTCCACACATATATTGTGAACAAATAATGTACTATTTTTATAATTTTGGTGAAGATGCAGTTGAAAGAACTATTATAGTAAGTCAAAAAATTCAAGATCTTTTAAATGGGCTAGACGAGTCTGCTGTTGACATAAATAAGTGGATAAGAGATAATCAAGATACCGTTGTACCTGGTCCAAACATAGCACTTAAAGATATGTCTCTTCCCCTATACTTTCATACCTTTAAAACCTATCAACTTCAAGAAACTAGAGATATCATAGACTTTGGAACAGCCAGAACTTATGCTGGAAACAAGATTATCCTTGATTATGACTGGCATAAGGGATAAGAAAATGGTGTTATACTTGATTTTGAGGAAACAACGCTTTACAATTTAATAAAACCCTTTACAAGGAGAGGTGAAATAAATGGCATATTCTCGTGGATCGTCCAATAACATTATCGTTGGTGCTGCCGCATTGTTTACATACAATGATGGTGCTTTAGCACAAGCAATCGGTACTGTTGGTGGACCACTACCAGCATTTGAAGCAGCAACATCATACAAAGATACTTTGGCTGATGATACTGACTTTACAAACGTAGGTTATACCAGCAATGGTATTGAACTTACATTCCAACCATCTTTCGGTGAAGTTCAAGTTGATCAAGTTCTTGACGTTGCTCGTCTTTTCAAAGACGGCATGCAAGTATCTTTGGCAACATCATTTGCAGAAGCAACATTAGAAAATCTTCTAGTGGCAGTAGCAGCAAACGTAAATGACTTAGATGAACTATCAACCGCAACAGGTATTGGTACAGGAAGCCAAAGTTTCGACATCAACTCAGGTGAATTGGGCGACGTTCCTCTAGAACGTGGTTTAGTAGCCGTTGGTCCAGGAACTGGTGACCCATCAATCGATAAGGAACGTATCTATATCGGATACCGTGCTTTGTCAATCGAAAACGTAGTAGCATCAGCAAAACGTGATGCAGCATCTATGTTTGACGTAACTTTCCGTATGTTGCCGTTAGATGACGGTATGTATGGTAAGATCGTTGACCGTACAATTGCTTAGTAAGTAATTTTACAAGATTAGCCCACCCCAAAACGGTGGGCTTTTCTATTTGATATAATGATTTAATGGCTAATAAAGTTTATGAAGAAAATATTATTGAATTAATAGACGGTACAAAAATAACAGTTGGTCCATCTAAAATAAAATATTTACGTGGCATATTAGATAGTTTTAATAAAATAAATAAAGATAGCACAGAGGATGAGGCTATAGAAATAATGGTTGAGTCTGTCAGAATTGCAATGCAAGAATTTTATCCATCTATTTCTGATTCAATAGAATCAATAGAAGATAATTTAGATATAAAAACAGTGTATAAGGTTTTAGAGTACTGTGCTGGAATAAAAATAAATAGTGATCAAGAAGAAACTGTTGAAAATCAAGCAAAGTCTCAAAGTGATGGATCAAGTTGGCAAGACCTAGATCTTGTAAAATTAGAATCTGAGGCTTTTTTAATAGGTGCTTGGAAAAACTATGAAGAGTTAGAAAGATCTATTTCTATGCCAGAGTTAATATCTATATTAGAAGTAAAGAGAGAATTAGATTATGGTGATAAAAAATTTGCAGCGGCAATGCAGGGGGTAGATATCGATAAAGATAAAAATGATAATGCTTGGGAAGAAATGAAAAAAAGAGTATTATATAAAGGAAAAGATGCAAGTGATATTACAAACCTTCGTGGAGCAAAAGCAAAGAAAGCAGGGTTTGGTATTGGTCATGGCTTAGGTTATGAAGAGGTTGTTGGTTAAAATATAGGTCCTCCTGTGATATAATTAGATTTAACCTTATAAGGAGGAAAAATGGCAACTACTGTTAACGAAGAAAAAACAGTTACGCTTATTGACGGCACAAAAATCAAAGTAAGACCACTGAAAATTTCTCTCCTACGTCCTTTCATGAAGAAATTTGAAGGTGTAGCAGCGGTCGCAGAAGATAATGAAAAATCAATGAATATTTTAATGGAATGTATTCAAATTGCAATGAGACAATATAAGCCAGAACTTTCAGAAGATTTGGCAGCGTTAGAAGAAAATATGGATCTTCCAACGGTATATAAGATTATTGAAGAAGCATCTGGAGTTAAATTAGCAGATGCAGCACTTCTTAATAATTTACCATAAAAACTAAATAAGAGGTACTAATGAATGGCTGATGTAGAATCCAAGATAAAAATTGGTATTGACACTGGTGAAGCGTTAACGCAGTTAAAAGCGTTACAACGCCAGATATCAGCCTTTCACACCTCAATGGCAAAAACAGGTGCTGCAGGTGTTGCAGTATCTAACAATCTTTCTCAAAATCTAGTAAATCAAATAAATGCTGGCGGCAAATTCTATGCCGAAATGAAAAAAATAAAAACAACAACTGATGCATTTAATACAGCATTAGAAAAAAATCAACTCTCAATGAGAGAGTACTTTAGATATACTGGTGCATCTACAAGAACTTTTGGAAAGTTATTTAAATCTGAGTTTGACACTATTAATAAAGTTGCAAGAGAAAATGTAAAAACATTACAAACTCAATATATTAAAATGGGCAGAGATGCAAGTGGTGCTCTTAAAGCAATGTCAATTCGTCCATTAACTTTGGACATGAATGATTATGGCACTAAAGTAGCAATGGCTGCTCAAAAACAAGCAATATTAAATCAACTGCTTAGACAGGGTTCTACAAACTTATTAAACTTTGGTAAAAATACACAATGGGCTGGCCGTCAACTTATGGTTGGTTTTACAATTCCATTAATATCTTTTGGAACAATTGCATCAAAAACATTTATGGAATTAGAAGAGCAAGCGATTAGATTTAAACGTGTTTATGGTGATCTCTTTACAACAAATACAGAAACAGCAAAAGCATTGAAAGATGTTCAAGCACTTGCCAATGAGTTTACCAAATATGGAGTAGCAGTAGCAGATACTATGAAGATGGCTGCAGATGTTGCAGCAACAGGTAAAATGGGAACAGATTTGTTAGAGCAAGTAAGCCAAGCAAATAAGTTAGCCGTACTTGGTGGAATCGATCAACAAAAGTCTCTTGATACTATTATTTCTTTAACATCTGCATTTGGACGAGAAACTATACAATTATCAGAAGATATTAACTTTTTAAACGCCGTAGAAAACCAAACAATTTTAAATATTGATGATTTAACAACTGCAATTCCTAAAGCAGCACCAGTAATTAAACAACTTGGTGGAGATGTTCAAGACTTAGCATTCTTTATGACAGCAATGCGTGAAGGTGGTATTCAGGCTGGAGAAGGTGCTAACGCTCTTAAATCTGGTCTTGCATCTATGATTAACCCAACTGAAAAAGCAGCCAAAGTACTTGGCACAATGGGTATAAATATTAAAGGAATTGTTGAAGCAAATCAAGGCGATGTAAGAAATCTTGTTATTGGTATGGCTAAGGCATTTGATCAACTAGATCCACTAAATCGTGCTAGAGCAATTGAACAACTGTTTGGTAAGTTTCAGTTTGCTCGTATTTCTACATTGTTTCAAAATGTTATTAAAGAAGGAAGCCAGGCTCAAACAGTTGCTAAATTGACACAGGCAACTACAGAAGAACTTGCTATATTGTCTGAACGAGAATTAAAAAAGGTTGAAGAATCTCCTATGTATAAATTTAAAAAAGAAATTCAAGATCTTAAAACAGCAATTGCTCCTGTAGGTGCAGAATTTTTAAAGGCCTTGACTCCAATTGTTAAGTTTTTTGGTAATGTTTTTGAAAAATTTAATGATTTTGGGGACGGCACAAAAAAGGTAATTGTTTTATTAACGGCAGTACTAGCAGGAGTAGGACCACTTGCGTTAATGTCATTTGGTTTATTGGCTAACGGTATTGCAAACATAATTAAGGGCTTTACAGCAGTAAAATCATTGTTTAATAAAACTGGAAGTTCTACTCAGTATTTGGGTGAACAAACTAACTATTTAACACAACAACAGTTGCAGGCTTCAGCGGTTGCATCTTCATTAGATCAAGCACATATGAAACTAACACAAAGATTTACATCAGAAGCAACAGCAGTTAGAAATTTATCAACAGCATATCAACAGGCAATAGCAACACAAAGCATGTTTGGTTTAGGTGCTGTTAGAGGTAGAGGTGGAACCGCTCAACAGCCAAAGGGTTATGCAAAAGGCATAGTAAGTGTTCCAGGTACTGGTACTGGAGATAAAGTTCCAGCAATGCTTTCTCCAGGAGAAGCAGTTGTTCCAGCAGCAAATGCAAAAGCAAATCCAGCATTAGTAAGTGCATTAGTAAATGGAACAATAAAAGGTTATCAGGCAGGTTTGGATCCACTTGGTAAAGGATACAAAAATGCTACTGTATTTTTACCAGAAAGTTTAAACACTCTTGCTGGAGGAAAAGTTGGTGCTCCTACAGCAGATATTGTTTCATATTTTAAAAATGCAGGAAGTGCAGCAGCAGCACCATTAATGGCAGTAATGGCCAAATCAATGGGAATGAAATTAAATGATCCTGCAGTTAAAAGTCAGTGGGCTGCTCTTGGTGGACAATTAATTATAAATGCAACAACTGCATTAGAAAAATCTGGTATGCAGTTTGTTAAAGATGAGGACTTAGAAAGAATAGTTGTTCCAGCAATGAGAAGAACTGCTCAAGCAATTAGTATAGAAGGTAAAGCAGTTGGTGCTGCTTTTGATGCAGCAGTTGCAGAAATTAGAACTGTGGGTGCAGTTGGAACTCAATCTGGAAGAATGGGTGGACAAGGAAGAACAAACCTTTCAGGTTCTTATAGAGGAGTTAGACAACAAGCACAACAATTTGCATTAACTCAAAGACCAAGTATGTTTACTCAAAGTGAAAGAATGAGTTCTAGCGGAAAGACTAAAAAATCTTTTCAAACATTAAATCCAACAACAAAACAATGGGAAGTTGCTACAATGTCCCATATTACAAAGTCCATAACAGCAACGGTTACAAGATTAGTAGAAATGACTAAACCATATTTGGGTGATATGGGAGTAAAAATTACAAAAGCAGTTACAAAAAATGTTGTAGATGGAGTTAAAAAGGGAGCAGGTATTGCTTCTCCAGCAAAAGAACCAATGATAGTTGGTCAACAATTTGCTCAAGGTGGACTTATAGGAATGAAAGAGTATGTTGATGACTTTAATGTTGCTGGTAAACAACTTGGTGCAGCAGGTGCAGCAGGCCTTGCATCGCAATCATCAAATGTACTATATGGAAAGTCAACTGGTGTTACAGCAACAGATAAATCAATTAGAAGACAACAAGAAAAATTAGCAAAACAAAATCAAATGATGGTTAGTGGTACAGGTGGAGGCAAGGGTAGAGTTGCAGGTGGTGCAAGAGGACCAGGTGCTGGAATGATTGGTATGGCAGCAACTACTGGAGTTATGGCTGCATCTATGATGGGTGGAAAAGTTGGAGATACTGCACAACAATTAATGATGCCAATTATGATGGTATCAATGTTGTTTGGAATGATGTCTGCTCCACTGGCAGCAGTTGTATCGTTAATAGGATTACTTGCTTTTGGTATATTTAAATTAAATAAAGCAAAGAAAGATGAAATGAAGGCTACCCTAAACCTAATTGATGCCATGGGTACAGGTACAAAACCTATGCAAGAATTTTCTAAATTTGCTGGTACTGTAACAGCAACTGAAATTATGAATAGAAGACGTGCAAACTTCTCATCTCCTTTCCAAATAAAAACAGGTAAAACCACATTTGGTGAAAGTTTTGTTGCTTCTGATGAAGGAAAAGCAAGAGTTGAATCTATTCAAAAATCAATTTCTAAGTTTGGCAAAGAAAGTGCAATAGAAGATTTATCAAACCAACTTATTGGATCAGTTGTATCTGGAGCATTAAACTATAAACAAGCACGTAGCATTGCAGCAAATATTGGAGATGCAATACAAGATTATGATTTCTCTATTGCTGTTAATACAAAACTTATTAGCATGTTGGGTCCAGATGGAGAGAATGTATTAAAAGACGGAATAACAATTCAAACTAAACTTATTGAAGATCAAAGAAATAGACTTCTTGGTGCAACTAAGCCTAGAATTACTGATTTTACTTCATTAACATATGCTCAAAAAGCCACTGAAGTACAGCGTGCAATAGCAGGTGGAGGAAACTTTAATGAAAGTGGTGCAACTGTTTTTGCAAGAATGAAAGTTTTGTTAGAAACTCAACAACAAATGTTAGACGTAACAGAAGTTGAATATAGTAAAAAAATAGAAGCCGCCAAAATTGCTGGAGATCTTAATAGAGTTAATGAGTTAATATTAGAAAGAGAAAAAAAGAAAGCAGCATTGTTAGATCAAAGCAAACAAAATTATGATGTTTTGCAAAAAACTCTAAGTGGTGCAGATGCTAACGCATTAAAAGAAATATCAGATGCAGCAAAAGAATCATTAAAACAAGCCTATAAAGATAGTCCTATTTTATCAGCATTAGCAACAGAAGCAGAAACCAAAATAAGCAAATCTAAGTTATCAGATGCAACAAAAATAAACTTAGTATTAAGTATGGCATCTCAAGATTTAGACCCATCAACAGTAGCCAATATTTTAAATAAATTTACAAGTCAAGAAGATATAGATAAAATTTTAAATATAATGCCAAAAGTTGGCGGTAAAGATGCAAACTTAATTTATGCGTTAGCAGATCAGTTTGCAAGTTCAGATAAAGCATTAGAATTTATATATAGTTTTGAATCAAAAACTCCAGAAGAATCAAGAAAAGAACTAGAGGCTTTTAATGCTATTAGTCAACTTTCTCAAATTGGTGAAGGAATAGATGTTCCAATATTGTTAGACTACGCACAAAGTTCTGGTGCATCTGCAAAAATTTCTAAGATGTTAGAAGAAATAAATAATACTAGTGCTAAAGATTTAACGTTAGAATTTGCAGTAAAAACAGTTGGACAAGAAGCACTTGACGAACTTGTAGCAAGAGGTCAAGATTGGCAAATGATGCCAGAAGATCAAAGAAGAAACTTCTTAGCCGCTTCAACAGCATTGTTAAATCTTAAGGGAGACCCTGGTTTTATTAAGGCTTATAAGAATTGGGCATTACAGGCGGGTAATGCAGGAAAAACAATTAATGATTTTATTGGCTATGGTGCATATAAAGTAACAGAGGCAAAGATGCCAGACACATCTGCTGCTCCAGATGCAGAAGATGACGCCAATGCTGGCGGGGGACCAACAGGATCACCATTAGACGAAATAGTAAAGAAACTAAGAGATGTAAGAAAGGCTACACAAGAACTTACAGTTGGTTGGGAAGCATCTGGAAGTGCCTTAAGGAAACTTGCTAAAGAGACATTAGGGTTTGGTGGTTTGGCACAAAGACTTAGAGGACAGGGTGCAAATCAAAATGTTATAGATTTTGTCACAGGTCTATCACCAGATGATTATGATAAATATAAATCAATGTTTAAAGATGTAAAGGTTTTACAAACATCTCTTAATAACATTGCTATTGGTGATTATATAGAAAGTCAAAGAAAGAGTGTTGCAGATAGTAGAAATCAAGCAATTGCATTTAATGTATTAACTAAGTCTGGAATGTCTCTTTCTAATGCTTACGATGCAATAAAAGATAGTGCATTTGCTGCAGCAGTAGCACAAGCAAAAGGAGCAGATGTTCTAAAGTTAGTTAAAGAAAGACAACTAAGTGTTAAAGAAACTTTTGATTTAGCAATAGCATCAAAACAATATTCAAGTCAGTTTGATCCTGGATATGACGCAGCAATGAAGTTATTTGATATACAAGAAAAAATTATTAGACAAAAAAGAAAAGGCGAACTTGATGCACAACAACTAATTATTGATAATAGCAATAAACAAATTAAGTTAGCAAGAAATATTCAAGATGCTAATAGTTATCAAATTGCTAGATATGAGGATGGACTAAAGAGTATTACTGACCAAGCAGAGGCAATTACAGAAAAATATGATAAACAATTTGCAGCCCTTGATAAGATTTCTAAAATTAATGAAGTAATATCTAGACAAGAAAAAAGTAGAATATCACTTGCTGAGGCATTATCTCAAGGAGATATATACGCTGCAGCCAGAGCAGCACAAGAACTTCGTGCTCAAAATGCTCAAGATGCAATTGATCAACAAAGAAATGGAATGGAAGCAGCAAGAGATGCACAAATAAATGCACTAACTGCTAATGGGTTAACTAGAGATCAACTAGAAGAAAAGGTAAAACTATTAAAAGAGCAAAATTATAGAATTGAACAAGATACTATTGCACCATTACAAGAACAAGCAAGATTGGCACAAGTTAAAGTTGATCTTATTAATGAAGAAATTAAAGCGGTCACAGAAGTATTTAAAGTTGCCAATATGACTAAAACTGAGTGGGAAGAACAAAAACTTAGAATTGAAGGTGCTGAAGCAGCAGCAGGCAAATATAAGGATGCATTGAATGGAGCACTTGGTGTAGTAGGACAAATAAAGACTACTTATGATCAAATTCTTGAAACCATGAAAACATTATCAACAATGACATTTAGTGGTTTTAGTACTGAGCCACCACCAACTACAACTACTGCAGATGATACAAAATCTGATGGCAAAAAACCTGATGGTAAAAAACCATCTTCATCATCTAGTGGTAATAAACCAAGCACATCATTCTTATCATCAAATAAATATAAACCATTATCTATGGCTGTACCAGGAGTAATGGGGTCTACTCAATATAAAACAACTACCGCAACTTTGTCAAATATTTATGGCAGTGGAACCTCAAGTTATATTCCAGTTAAATATTTAAACAAAAAATCTATGGGTGGAATGATTCAAAAATTTGCTTCTGGTGGTTTTGCAGTTGGTACAGATACCGTGCCAGCAATGCTAACTCCTGGTGAATTTATTGTAAGTAAATATGGTGTAGATAAATTCGGGGTAGATAACTTAAGAGCAATTAATAAAGGTGAAAACCCTGGATCATCTTCAGTGTATAATTATAACTTGAGTGTTAATGTTAAGTCTGATGCAAATCCTAACGAAATTGCTAGAACAGTAATGATGCAGATTAAACAAATAGATTCTCAAAGAATCAAAGGGAATAGAATATAATGTCAAATTTAAATTATCTTGCTGGTAGAAAAAAATACGGTAGACCACAGGCACTACTATTTTCAGATACCCCTGGAACTCTTGTGCAAGGCACAGGTGGAATGGTTCATGTTCCAGATGGACATGAAGTAAATGCCGTGCCAGATCCTATTGAAAATAGTAGATTTATAATATTATCAGATCATAACCGTGGTCCAATAGATATTAAAAACAATAGAATTGAACAAAAAGAAAGAACTATTAATGGGAAAATGAGATCATTTTATATTGCAGATAAAAGTACTTTTTCTGTAAGTTGGCAAAACTTACCATCTAGATCTTTTTCTAGTATTGCAAATTTTGATAAAGAAACTGGCAAAGAAGAAAATGGATTAGATAAATATACAGTAGACGGTGGAGCAGGAGGAAATGAGTTATTACACTGGTATTTAAATCATAAAGGTTCTTTTTATCTATTTATCTCATATGATAAATATATTAGTTTTGATGAGGAGGATAATACAGTAAACAGACTTGCTGAATATCAAGAAGTTGTAGAGGTATTATTTTCAGATTTTTCATATAGTGTAAATAAAAGAGGATATAGCAAGCATGACTTGTGGGATATAAATTTGTCTTTGGAAGAAGTATAATGTTTATAAAAGAAGATGTAAAAGAAGTTTTTGAAAACTCAAACACAGTAGGTATTAAAGGTTTGGTTTTGGCAGAATGGAATCTTAATAGTTCAGATAATTTATTAAAGATAGGAAATTATAGATATAGGCCATTAGAAAATTTATCTAAATATAAACAAATATTTGATTCATATGATTATAAGGATACTGGAAATTTTTATACAAATGCAACCAATGCAGATATTGTTGTAGATGGTGGTGTTGACGATTCTAATGAGCCTCAACTATTTATTTCAAATAAAGAAAAGGAATCTCAATTATTTTCTTTAGAAGACTGTTTTGGTAAATTTAGACCAAGATCTGGAATTAATAAAATAAGATATTTTAACAATAAATATTTTCACAATCCAAATTCATACTTATCAGATAGACCAAGATACTATATGTCAGATAAAAGAGATTATTTTAAATACTGGAGTTCTTATAGAACTGAAGATGGAATTGAGAGAGGTATAGCAAAAAACATACAAAATGGTAAAAACTATATAGATGACGTTGCACCATTTGTAGTATATAAAAATAGTATACCAACTAATAGAATAGTTATTAAGATGCAAACTAACGTAGGAAATACTGATTTAGGATCTTTTTCTACAGTGTCAGGAACCATAGACGATCCATTTTATGGATATGAAAATCAAACAACTCCATCAATATGGAAGGTACAAAAGTTAAGAAATAATATTTGGACAGATTTAATTAACTTTGATGAAAACTCTACAAGAAGTGATGGAAGTAAAATAATCAAGTCTGACGGTCACATTGAATTAAAATATGGAATTATTGCTCCATTAAAATATAAGGATACCTTTAACTTTATAACAATTTTATTGTCTAGTTCTCAACTACCACAAACAGGAAGTTATGGAGATGCATTTTTAGTAAGAGATGCCTATAGTGGAACAATAGGAACTCTGTATGTATTTAATGGTTTAGGATATGATAATTTTGCTGCAGAATATGGATGGAGACTATTAGAAAAAGAAATAGATAAGGCATCAGTAGTTACAGAATTATCTTCACCATTTTCTTATTTTGACAATAATGAAAAAAATATTAAATATAATCAATTTGAATACATAGATGGATTAAGAGTTGTTGTAACTACCATGAATAAATTTGATAGTGTTTTTGAATTAATTGAATTGTCTCCTAGACTAGTTGCAGACATTAGTGACAATGTTACAAGTTATACACTTAATAAGTCAATATCTGACTTAAACTTAAACGGTTTACCTGTTGGCCAACTATTGGCATCTGGTGGTAATTTAGATATTATTGATCCTAGTTTGGCATTTAATAAAAATAACAGTTTAAGCATAATTTCTCAATATTTAAACAACAATGTTAAATTTAGTTTTTATGAAGAGGTGTTTACTGGAACAAATGATTATAACTATATACCTTTAAAAAAGTTTTATTCAGACAATATACCTCAAACAGATATAAAAAATGGAAAGACTTCTATAGAACTTAGAGACTTATATTTTTATTTAGAACAAATTAATGCTCCTAGTTTATTTTTGACCAATGTTTCTGTTAATTTTGCAATATCTATTTTGTTAGATTATGCTGGATTTTCTAACTATAAATTTAAAAAAGTTGATAATGAAAAAGAACTAATAATACCTTTCTTTTTTTGTAATGAAGAAAAAAATATTGCACAGGTATTAAATGATTTAGCCGTATCTTCTCAATCAGCAATGTATTTTAATGAAGAAAATGACTTAGTTGTAATGAGCAAAAACTACACTGTTCCAAAAATAAACGATAGGTCAGTAGACATGATTGTTTATGGTTCAAATAATAACTTAGTTAATAAAAAAGAAAACATAATTAGTGCATCTTTGGTAGATACAAAAGTTTTAAATTCTGGAAAAATTAATTATACAACAAGGTATATTCAAAAAACTTTAGGTTCTATAAAACAAGCAACCCTTTTAGATAAAGAAAAAACTTGGGTATATAAGCCAACGCTTTTATGGGAAGTATCTGGTAAAAATAATACTAAAACTGTTAATGAATCAGCAAGCACAATGTCTTCTTATATTTTATCAGCAATACCTCTTGCCTCTCCCCTTATTGATGTTGCTCCATTGGTTGAAAATAATATTTTAATCAACAATACAATAGATCTTGGAGAAAACGTATATTGGTTAGGAAACTATAATGGTTATTTTTATTCAAATGGAGAAGTTATAAGATATGATGCAGTTGAATATAATGTTTCAGGATTTGGAAATACTTGGATAACAAGTGTTCAAGATTATGAAAATTATTTTTCACAACTTCCTTTTAATGGAAAGATGTATCCAACTGGATTAGTAAGAATTTATACAGAACTAGAATATATAGAAAAAAATGGAGTTAAGGTTTTAAAAAGCGGTGCTGTTATTAAGAATGGAAGAGCACAGTTTGGTACAGAAATTACCAATCATTACTCAGGACTAGACCCATACTGGACTAACAATAATAACGTAAGGGGATGCAATATGTATTCTGAGTATTTGTTTTCAGATAAAGATTTGGATAAAACTGTTGTTGTTGGTCCTGCTGGAATAAATAATAATATAGCAAAGCAAACTACTAGAACAAGCAAAATTAAAAACTTTTTATCAGGTTCTTACGTGTCAGAATATGATGATAAAAATTCAATTAATAATAAATCTGGAAGCGTTCAGTCTTCTGCTTTAGTAATGACAGGCCCTGCATTTGCTTTTGAACAAAAACCAATTGATTATATTAACTATGTTTATAAACCATTAAATAATAAGTTTAAGCATTTTGGAACCAGATTAAGAATAATTGGCAACATTGAAAATAATGAAATTAGAGGTCAGTCACCTGTAGGAAGTATGACATATTATGTATCTCCAGGAAGTGAACCATCTCAAAATATTAGTATTGGTGGTGGTTCTGGAGGGTTAGGAGTTATGGTTAATCCATCAACCAACGTTGGATATTATTTTGAAATAATTGCATTAACAGAAAATAATATAGATAAGTATAGCAATGGATCAAGTATTGCCAATTTGTTATTTTATAAAATAGGAAAGGATAGCGAGGGTACCCTTGGCGTACCAGTTAAACTTTGGTCTGGGTCAACAAATATTTTGGTAGACGACGGTAACTTTACTGGTCAATATAGAATGACAGGAGAAGAAAATTCAACAGTATATGATATAGCAGTTGAGTATTTAGATATAAACCAAACAAGAAAGTTTTACCTATATATAAATAATAATATCGTTGCTATAGTAGATGATACAAATCCTCTTCCAATTTATAACAATATGTGTGTTTTTACTAGAGGAACATCCAAAGTTATGTTTGAAAATATATTTGCACTTGGCAGCAACTATTCAAAAAATATGACAGAAAGTCTAGATGTTCCATTTAATAAAATATTTGATAACCAAGAAATAACTTCTAACGAAGCATTTAGAAAACACGCTCTTAGTTCAGTTGTTCAATCTACACATTTATCTGGAATTAGTCCAGCAGAGCCACCATCTTATAATTTTTACTTTGACGAATTTGGATCAATTATGAGAGAGTGTGCTTATTTTAATATTAAGTTTGATAAAGCATATCCAGCACTATATTCAAGGATTTCTCCAACATTTAATCAAATTAAAGGATACACCGTTTCAGGGTTTGTGCCAGACGCATATGGGGCAGAATTTTTAATTTTTAATGCTACAGACACAGCCTTATCTTTAGATGAAACATCTGGAAACTATTTAAGAATTCAAGGTGTTGCCTTTACTCAGTCAACTAATAATACATTAACAGTAGAAGATTACTATAAAGAAAATTCAAACAATATTAAAACACAATATTTAGATGATGCAACAATACAATCAAACGTTAAATTAAAAAATAAATATAACAAATTAAAAAATAGTAAATCAAAATATGGAACAAAAGAGTTTACCATTGATGTTCCTTATGTACAATCACATGATGAGGCAGAGTCGTTGCTTGGTTGGATTATTGATAAAACAATAGATCCTAAAAATGCAATTAGTTTAGATATATTTGCTACACCAATAATTCAATTGGGAGATTTAATAAGTGTATATTATAAAGATATAAATGGAGAAAATGTTATAGCAGCAGAAGATAAAAGATTTGTTGTATATAATATTACATATTCAAGATCTTCAAATGGTCCAACAATGAAGATATACTGTTATGAGGTATCAGATGAGTGACGCAACCCCAAATACACCACAGATAGTTTATGATCCTAAAAATAATAATTCATTGGTTAAAGTTGCAGATCCTCAATACATCATTGTTGGAGATCAAGAAGTATCTATAGATATAATGTCTAGCATTATATTTGAAGAAATTGGTAGTCAAGAAATCATTAATATTGATAGAAATGATACTGTTTTTGGATCTACGCTTTTACATGAAAACATACAAAATAATAATAAAATTTTACAAAACTATAACTCATACACAATGGCCCCTGTGTCTGGAACATCTTATGAATATTTTAAAAACTTTACAATTGATTTAAGCAAAAAGGTGCCAGATGTTGGTAATGGCTCAAATGGTGAAAACATATATATAGACCCTTCTACTGAAAACTTAGTTATAGAATTAATAAATATAGAAAGTGATGAGCAGGTAGAGGTAAATATTTTAATTTCAGGAACTGGTTACTATGATACAATATAACTTAGGAGATTTTAATGATTACTGATAAAGGTAAAAGCATAATATCCAAATATTTGCTTGGACAAATTCCCTCATATGGTTCTTATATAGCAGTTGGTTGTGGAGCACGACCTCTAGAGCCATACGTAAGTGGAGGATTACCAGACTATTCATCTAAAACTGAGTTAGATTTTGAAATGCTAAGAGTTCCAGTTTCTTCAAAGGGTATAGTAAATGAAGACGGTATATCAAAAATTGTTCTTACTGCTGAATTACCAACAGAAGAAAGATATGAAATAACAGAGGTTGGCATTTACTCTGCAGGCTTTAACCCTATAGTAGGATCCTCAAATAGCAAATCTTTACTATCGTTTACTCAATTTGAAAACTGGAAGATTGATGGATCTACAACATTAAACTTTGTTTCGGAACCATTAGATGATCCTTTAATTCCAAACATAATCAAAGATTTTTTTACCGTAAATGCTCAATCAGTAGAGTTAGATATTTTTCAAACCAATGCTGATAATCCTATTTTTTTAAATGATTCTAGATACCTTAAAAATGAAAGATCAAGATTTTTAAATAATATGATTGTTATGAGAGGAAATTCTTCAACCCTCACTGGATCAACAGGCTCCCTTGTTGGTTCAGGAAACTTTATTCAACTATCTGGCACATCTATGGATTTGTCCAAATACTCTACATCTGACGAACTTAGATTAGCCTTTAGTGTATTAAATAAAGATGGAACTGATCCAGATATTGATACTTCCAAAATTGCAGTCAGAATTTTAGTAGAGTTTTTAGCATCAAGTGTGCCTAGTGCATATGCAAGAATGGAAGCAAGAGTTGATCATGTTAATGATAATTCTTCTTATGATTTTGACGTAAACAGGTATTTTGTTGTTAACAAAGAACTAAAAGATATAAACATAACACAAGGTTTTCCTTGGAAGTCTGTTGACACTGTTAAGGTTTATGCTCAAGTTCTTACTGGTGTATCAGTAGCAGATACTATAGATGATTCATATTATGTAGCAATAGATGCTTTAAGAATAGAAAGCAAAAATAATTTAAATCCAGCATATGGTTTAACTGGATATTCAGTAATAAGAAATGTTGATTCCCTACCTATCATTAAAAGTCCTAATACCAGCAACTACATAGAGTTTAGATTTAGTGTGGATGTTGAGTAATGGTTGATAGCAATATTAAAAAAATAACAATTCTTAAAAAAGATCTTCCTAACTACATAGGAGATAATGATAGTTTGTCTTATCAAGTAAGATATAGGGTTGTTTCTGAAGATAAAAATAGATCATCACACTGGTCACCAATATATAAATTAGGTTCAACCAGTACTTTTGATGAAGTTGGTTTTGATATTAATAATATATCAACAACAAATATTTCACACAATATTTCTATAGATAAACCAAACCATATGGCATCTATTACTTGGACGATGCCAGCACTATTAATTACAGATCCAACTCCTACAGAAAAAATATTACAAGAGCAACAGGCTTCAATAAAAAATTTTGATGTTTATGTTCAATGGAAAACAGGATTAACTTGGGGAAGTTGGACATGGGTTGGAACTTCACAAGGTGCTCAATATTCTATGACATATCCAACCACAGGACCAACACATATGAAATTTAGAATACAAAAGGTTACGCAGGTAAAGCAGGCTTTTGATGCTGCTACATATCTGATTAGTGATGAACAAGACCTTTAATGGTATAATAGAATAACTATGGCTAGAATACCTCTCCCAAATCGTGGTCAACCACTTGATGTTGCGTATATATATCAAATAGCAGATACCCTTAATACACTTTCTAATCAGGTTTCACCTTCACTTAATAAATATTTAACAATAGATACTATCTCTTCTGGAAAACAAGATGTCAAATCATCTGAAATGAGAATGGTTGGCGGGTATGTAGAGGTTGCAAATAACAGTACGGTAAATGCTGGAAACGAACTTCCATTTTCTTTAAGTTATTCTGGATTTAAATATGCCCCAATTGTTACTGCTACACCAATCAATATTGATGGAACATCCGCTGGATATGACGTATCTGTAGTTTTAAAAAATGTCACAGTGTCAAAAGTGGATGGAGTTGTAAAGTTTAAAACAAGTGGCAATGTTTCTATTGGTATAAATATCATTGCACTTGGAATACCTAATTAATGTTAAAATGCAAAAAATGTAAAGGAAGAATGTTTGTTGACAGACTTTATAGTTCACGTCTTCACTTAGAGTTATATTGTATGTCGTGTGGGGTAAGAGAATTTATGAACCCACCACAGAGCGTTATAGGAGGATCATGGCTGTTAGAAAAGGAAATCTTGAGAGCGAAGCATACAATCTCGCCCCTGTAATACCTGGTAATAAAAAAGTTTGGTTCCTTAATGGTGATTTAGTAAGAATACATCATTTTAATAAATCTAATGGAATAATGTCTGTATATAATATTAATAAAGATAGAATTGAAAGTTGTTTAATTTCTGATTTTAAAAATAAAAGAGAGCGTGCATATACTGTTAGACAAACAGCAGAACTTGTAAATAGACATAAAAAATATATGCCATCTTTAATGAGAAGAGGTATTATACCATTCCCTACTGGATCACAAAAAGGCGGGGCAAGAGGATGGCAGGTAAGATCATATTATTCTGAATCACAAGTAAAAGATATACGTGATATACTTGCTTCGTACCATATAGGTAGACCAAGGAAAGATAATCTTATTACAAACGACATTACTCCTAGTACACAGGAATTGACTAGAAGAATGGGTGATGGTATACTTAAGTATACGAAGACAGAAGATGGTAGATTTATTCCAATTTGGAACGAATCGATTAACTAGCAATAAGGAGTGGGTATGCAAGAAAACGATAGCACCAAGGTTTCTATTACTCTTGGTTATACATTAAATCTAGGCAACTTTCAATCACTAAGATTAGATCTTGGTGTCGTAGATTCTAAGAAAGACGGAGAAACTACAAGCGAAGCATTTGAAAGAGTTTATGGTTTTGTTGAAAGTAAACTTACTGAAAAAATTAATGAAGCAAAATCAGAAATAATCGAGTAGTGGCTGAACGCAAAGACCGCATGGCTTTGCTAGGAACATACGCTAAACACCACAAGATTAGATATGGGCAACAGCCATCAATTAATAAATGGGCAGAGCAATGGTCTGCTGATGCCCTTATAGAATCATATGGTTTGGGAACTTGCTATGATCTACTTGAGTATTATTTTAAAGTAGCACAAAATCCTAGTTGGAACTATTTTGCATATAATGCTGAAAAAATTTGGAATGCTAAAATAGAAAAAGAAAAAGATGATTTTGAAAGACTAGAAAGACGACGTAAAGCAAAGGAGTGGTTAAGTGAATAATGTTGAAGCAAAAGTAATTTCTGCAGTACTACAAGATAAACAATTACATGTATTGCTTCAAAACAATATTGATAATCTGTTAAAAACTCATAATGACATTTGGAATTTTATTAGAATATATTTTGAACAAAATTCTACAGTTCCTCCAGTATCACTTGTTGTAGAAAAATTTAGAGATTTTAAACCAGCAGAAAATGTAGGATCAACCAAACATCATTTAGAAGAATTACAAATAGAATATTTAAACGATAGTCTTAAAGATATATTAAGATCTGCTGCTTCTGATGTTTCAGATAATAAGGGTGCTGAAGCATTAAATAATCTTATTACAAAAACCTCAGAATTAAAAAAGAATACATCTGCAATACGTGATATTGATGTTACAGACTTACAATCAGCAATTGCATATTTTGAAAATCTTAAAAAACAACAAGAACTTGGTTTAGTAGGAATTACCACTGGACTTCCAGGTTTTGATAACTATTTACCGTCAGGAATTATGCCAGGACAACTAGGGGTTTTTCTTGCATACCCAGGTATAGGTAAGTCTTGGTTAGCCCTGTATTTTGCCGTACAGGCCTGGAAACAAGGCAAATCTCCATTGATCATATCTCTGGAAATGGGTGAGGCAGAAGTTAGAAATCGTGTTTACACAATAATGGGCGAAGGACTTTGGTCACATAGAAAATTAAGTAAGGGCGAGATTGAACTTGATATGTTTAATAAATGGCATGCAAATAAGATTTCAGGAAAACCAGAGTTTCATATTATTTCAAACGATAGTGGTGGAGAAATCAATCCATCAGTATTACGTGGCAAAATAGATCAATATAAACCAGACTTTGTTATTGTAGATTATTTACAATTAATGAGTCCAAACCAAAGGTCTGATAACGAAACGGTACGAATGAAAAACCTTTCAAGAGAATTGAAACTCATGGCTATTGGTGAGGAGATCCCTATTATTGCAATATCTTCTGCAACTCCAGATGATGTAAATGATTTAAGCAGTGTTCCTACATTGGGTCAAACTGCATGGTCTAGACAAATTGCGTATGATGCTGATTGGGTTATGGCTCTAGGTCGTGCATCTAATAGCGACATTATTGAGTGTGCTTTTAGAAAGAACAGAAATGGATTTATGGGTGAGTTCTTAGTTCAGGTAGACTTTGATAAGGGATACTATAGATATAAAGATTATGAAGATAAGCAGTTATAATATTATGTGGACAATTATCATCATAAGCCTATTAAGCATTTCAACCTTAGTGGAACCATACACGATGATGCAGCCATTGAAAGGCTTAAGTCTGAATATGTAAAACTACTAGTATCAGAGATGAGGCTATCTGGTTACGTGCCAAAATTTGACATAGAACCTGACTTTACGATAGACTATAATCTAAAAGCCAAAAGTTTTGAATTTGAACTAACAATATACGGAATATATGTAGGAAAGAGAAAGAGTGAATGGATAGACGGAATAAGTCAGGCAACACCAATATATACACAAAAGAGCAAATCGAAAGAGTCATTGAGGGATCAGGTTTAAATATTGAGTCAGAAGTAGGCTCTGAATTTATTGTATTTTGTCCATTTCATAATAATCACAGAACTCCAGCAGGTGAAGTAAATATGAATACTGGCATGTTCTTTTGTTTTTCTTGTAACAAAATATCTGACTTAATTGAATTTGTTATGCATTCTACAGGTAGAACATATTTTGAATCTGTGAGATTTATTAAGGATAAAGAACAAAATGTGGATATTGAAAAACAAATTAATAAGAAATTATTTGTTAAACCAGACTTTGTTCAATTTGATGAATTGACAATTAAAAGATTAAATAATCAGGCTATGGAGTCACAAAGAGCAATTGATTATTATTCTAAAAGAAAAATAACTAAAGAGTCTATGCTAAAGTTTAATCTTGGCTATTCTGAAAAACAAGACATGGTAACTATACCTGTACACTCACCAGACGGTATGCTGATAGGATTTGTTGGTAGATCTGTTGAAGGTAAAGAGTTTAAAAATACGCCAGGTATGCCAAAATCTAAAACATTATTTAATCTTAATCGAGTAAAGACTGCAAGTAAAGTTTATATTGTAGAATCTTCATTTGATGCTATACGATTAGATCAAGTTGGTTTTGCAGCAGTTGCAACACTTGGAGCAACAATATCTAGTCAACAGGTAGAGTTGCTTAAAAAATATTTTAATGATATTATTGTTATTGCAGACAATGATGAAGCAGGAAGCAATATGAAAGACAGGCTCATGGAAAAACTTGGCTCTCGTGTTGGTGTAATAAAGTTAGAAAAGCAGTACAAGGATATTGGCGACATGGATGACGAATCTATAAAGAAACTTGAATTTAGATTTGACAACTCTATAATCGCTATGCTAAAATAGAATAGAACAAACAAAGGAGAACGAATGAGCGTAGTAAAGGGATTAAAAAATATCAACGCCCTGCTCGACAAACCAAAATATGAAAGTACAGGACCAAAAGTTAAGTGGTTAAAACTTGCAGATGGTCAATCAGCAAAAATCAGATTCATTGAAGAACTTGATGAAGATTCTGCTAACTATAATGAAAAACGTGGACTAGCACTAGTTGTTAAAGAACACGTAAATCCAAAAGACTACAAGCGTCGTGCTGTAGATACAATGGAAACAGAAGGTCGTGATTGGGCTGAAGAAATGCATCGTAAGGATCCAAAGGCTGGCTGGAGAGGCCGTCTTCGTTTTTACTGCAACGTTGTTGTAGACGATGGCATTGAAGCACCATATGTTGCAATTTGGTCAATGGGATTAAGCAAGCAATCATCCTTTAACACAATTCGTGAATATGCTTTAGAAACAGGAAGCATTTCAAATCTTACATGGAAATTAAAACGTAACGGTCAGGGAACTGAAACTAGTTACACATTAATTCCATCTGCTCCAGACAAAGAACCATTTAATTGGGAAGGTATTGAACCATACCCACTAGAAATGGCTCTTAAGAAAGTTCCTTATGCAGAACAAGAGGCTTTCTATTTGGGGTTTGATTCTCCATCTACTACTTCGTCAACAAACACTGACTGGTAATAGATGAGTTATGTAGGCTTACACGTTCACACACACTATTCATTATTTGATGGTGTTGCTACTCCAGAAGAATATATAGACCGTGCAGTTGATTTGGGTATGCAAGCAATTGCAATTACAGATCACGGAACCTTATCTGGGCATAGAGAACTGTATCGAGGTGCAAAAGCAAAGAACGTTAAGCCTATTCTTGGCGTAGAAGGCTATATGTGTCAAGATAGATTTGATACAAGAGACAAGTCTGAGAGAGACGGTCAACTTGATTTAGTCTATAACCATATAGTCCTTCTCGCTAAAAATAAAGTTGGTTTAGAAAATTTAAATAAGATTAATGAAATCGCTTGGACTGAGGGATATTTTAAAAAGCCAAGATTTGATTTTGAAACATTAAAGCAATATTCAGAAGGTATTATAGTAACATCTGCTTGTCCAAGCAGTGTGCTTGTTAAAGCCTTAGAAGAAAATGCCTTTGCTGTAGCAAAAAAATATATAGAGTGGTTTAAAGATACATTTAAAGATGATTATTATATTGAGGTAATGCCACATAATCCTGCTGAAATAAATAAACAACTCATTGAACTTGCTGATGAGTTTGGTGTAAAGGTAGTAGTTACTCCAGACTGTCATCATAGTTGTAAAGAACAAAGGGAAGTACAAGAATTTAAATTATTGCTAAATACTCATGCCAAGATAGAGAAAGATCATACATACGAAAAATCTAAAAAACATAAAGATATGATGGAGCGTTTAGATTATCTATATGGCAAGGATAGACAAATAACATTTAATAAGTTTGACATACATTTATTAAGTTATGAAGAGATTAAGTCTGCTATGGAAAAGCAGGGTATATTTAGAGAAGATATATATTCCAACACTATAGAGATTGCCAATAAGGTAGAAGACTATGACCTACAAGATGGTTTAGACCTATTACCAGTTCAATATAGAAACCCAGATAAAGAATTAAAAGAAATTGCAATGCAGGGTTTGAGAGATAAGGGTTTGTCAGACGATGCTGTATATGTGGAACGACTTAATGAAGAGTTGAAGGTAATTAAAGATAAGAAGTTTGGTCCATACTTTTTGGTTGTGCAAAGTATGATTAACTGGGCTAAAAAAGAAGGTATCATGGTAGGCCCAGGTAGAGGATCTTCTGCTGGCTCACTCTTATGTTATGCTTTAAATATTACAGACATTGATCCAATTAAACATGGATTACTCTTCTTTAGGTTTATTAATCCAGAACGTAATGACTTTCCAGATATTGATACAGATATTCAAGATTCACGTCGTGACGAAGTAAAAGATTATCTAGTTAGACAGTATAGACATGTTGCATCTATTGCTACATTTTTACAGTTTAAAGATAAGGGTGTTGTTAGAGATGTTGCAAGAGTATTAAACATTCCTCTATCAGATGTAAACAAGGTTTTAAAGTTAGTAGATACGTGGGATGAATATTGTACTTCAAAAACAACAGAATGGTTTAGAGAAAAATATCCAGAGGTTGAGATTTACGGAGAACAGTTACGTGGACGTATTCGTGGTACTGGTATTCATGCTGCAGGTGTTGTAACAAGTAAAAATCCAATATTTAGATATGCACCATTAGAAACAAGATCTTCACCAGGAAGTGATGAAAGAATTCCAGTTGTTGGCATTGACATGGAAGAAGCAGAGAGAATTGGTTTAATTAAAATAGATGCACTTGGTTTAAAAACATTAAGCGTTATTAAAGATGCTATAGGTATGATTAAACAAAATCATTATGTAGATATAGATCCATTAAAAATTAATATGGAAGATTCTAAGGTATATGAAATGCTTTCTGATGGCTATACAAAAGGTGTTTTTCAATGTGAAGCAACACCATACACCAATCTATTAGTTAAGATGGGCGTTAAGAATTTAAACGAACTTGCAGCATCTAACGCATTAGTTAGACCAGGTGCTATGAATACTATTGGTAAAGATTATTTGGCTCGCAAACATGGTAAACAAAATGTTTCATATGTTCATCAAGTAATGAAAGAATTTACATCCGATACTTATGGATGTATTCTGTATCAAGAACAAGTTATGCAGGCTTGCGTACATCTTGGCGGCATGACAATGGCTGATGCAGACAAAGTTAGAAAAATTATTGGTAAAAAGAAAGATGCAAGGGAGTTTGATGTTTTTAAAGAAAAGTTTGTTGAAGGTGCTTCTAAGTATGTTGCTCCTAACGTTGCTCGTGATCTATGGCATGACTTTGAAGCACATGCGGGATATTCGTTCAACAAGTCTCATGCGGTTGCTTATTCTACGCTCTCGTATTGGACAGCGTGGTTAAAATACTATTATCCACTTGAGTTTATGTTTGCTTTACTTAAAAATGAAAGCAACAAAGATACTCGTACTGAATATTTGATTGAAGCAAAAAGAATGGGTATTCCTGTTAAACTTCCACATATTAATGATTCAGACATAGATTTTAAAATTGAGGGCAAGGGGATTAGATTTGGACTATCTGCTATTAAATATATATCAGACAATATTGCTAAAAAATATATTGATGCTAGACCATTTAATTCATATAAAGAATTAGAAGAGTTTACTTTTACTAAAGGTAATGGTGTAAACAGTAGAGCACTCAATGCATTAAAGTTAATTGGTGCCGCAACTTTTCCAGATAATCCAAGAAACGATGAAGATATTCGTCACAACTTATATGAAATTTTAAATTTACCAGAGTTTAATATTACAGTTCCAGCACATTATCATGCTTTTATTAAAGACATAGAAGACTATGATGAAAAGGGATCATTTGTAATTATGGGAATGGTAAAGAATATTAAAAGAAGTAAAGGTTGGTCCAGAGTTGAAGTTTTAGATAAAACTGGTAGCGTTGGAATATTTGATGAAGAGCAGACTACCATAGAAACTGGACAAACATATTTAATACTTGTTAATGATAATAGGATTTTATCTGCAGTCCCAGTAGATCAAATTAAAGGTTCTACAAATGCTTTGGTTAAGTTTTTAAATTATAAACAACTACCTTTTACAGAAGAAGAGATGTATGTGGTATCATTTAAACCTAGAATAACAAAAGCAGGTAAAAAAATGGCATCACTAACATTAGCAGATACATCAAGAGATTTACATTCAGTCATGGTATTTCCAACATCATTTGCACAAGCATATATGAAGTTAGAAGAAGGGCATGCATATAAATTTACTTTAGGTAAGACAAAAGACGGAACCGTAATTTTGGAGGATATCAATGGTTAGCGTAGAAGAAGTATTGTCACAGTTAGATCCTAAGTTACGCAAAAGACTTGGTAATGGAGTTGGAATTAATTTTGAATATCAGCCTACACCAAGTTTTGGTTTGAATCGTGCATTGGGTGGTGGTCTTCCATATGGCAGACAAGTTTTAATTTGGGGAAGTAAATCTTCTGCAAAATCATCTATGTGTTTACAAATGATTGCTCTTGCACAAAAAGAAGGTAAGGTTTGTGCTTGGATTGATTCCGAAATGTCATACTCTGAAGATTGGGCTAAGTCACTTGGCGTAGATCCAGAAAAACTTATTTACTCACAAGCAAGAACTATCAGCGATATGGTTGACGTTGGTGTTGGATTAATGAATGCTGGAGTTGATTTAATTGTTGTTGACTCAATAACATCTATGCTTCCTGCTATTTATTTTGAAAAAGATACTGATGAAATGAAGGCGTTAGAAAATACAAAACAAATTGGTGCTGAGTCTCGTGACTTTAGTAATGCTTGGAAAATGTTAAATTATGCAAACAACAAGGTAAAGCCAACATTGTTAGTACTAATTTCTCAATCAAGAAATAATATTAATGCAATGTATACTAGTCAACAACCATCAGGTGGACAGGCTACAAAGTTTTATTCTTCCTGTGTTATTAAACTTTTCTCTTCTGAATCAGACAACCAAGCACTTAAAGGTAAAATTAAAATTGGTGACAAGTTAATAGAAGAAAAAATTGGTAGAAAAATTAGGTGGGAACTACAATTTTCAAAAACATCACCAGGCTTTCAATCTGGAGAGTATGACTTTTATTTTAGAGGGGATAGTCTTGGTGTAGATGCTATAGGTGACCTTGTTGATACTGCAGAAAATGCAGGAATCATAAATAGAACAGGGGCTTGGTATCAACTAGATGATGGTACAAAAATTCAGGGTAGGGAAGCATTTATAGACAGAGTAAGAGAGGATCTTGATCTTCAAGATATGATTAAGAATAAACTTAGTGTCTAACTATACTGTTTACAATGGCAAGTTTGTTTGCCATAAATGTAAGGCTATAGTGTTAACCTTAAGGTCTTATCCAGAGACTAAAGAGTTAACCTGGATGTGTAAAGAAAAACATTTAAGCAAGGTAACGCTAATACATAAAACAAAGAAGGACTATGAGCGAGAAGAGCGAAAGTAAAAGAATAGGTGCTAAACAGCACAAGAACTCTGGAAGAAACACTACAAAAGGTGATGCTTCTTGGAATAATTTTGTAATTGATTTTAAAGAAGTTTCAAAGTCTTTTACTTTAAATAAAGAGGTTTGGGCTAAGGCTGTAACTGATGCCATTAAGAAAAACATGGATCCAGCAATAGTTGTAGTTTTGGGAGAAGGTAATAATAAAACAAGGTTAGCAATTATTGAGATGGATATATTAGAACAATTAACGGATGGGGTATAATAGTAGTATGGAAAATATAGTATTTAATGATTTGTTTACAAGAAAAGAACGTGAAGATCTTGCTGCCATGGTTCAACATGAAATGGAAACAAGACCACATGTTTCAATTTTAGTAGATGAAAATGGTTCCTTGATAAATCAAGATGATGTAGTCATGATAGACAGAGATAATGGAAGACTCATGGCTGAGATACTTCCAACACCAGAATATATTATTGAAAAGTTAAAAACAATAATTAGAGAACAATATGGTGATTGTGAATATATTAGTACTGTATATGCAGAGTATTCTTCTAATACAGGTAATCCTAAACTTAACGCTCACTTTGATTCAAAACTTGATACAACTCTAATTGATTATCAATTGGCATCTAATATAACATGGCCGATTACAATAGATGGAACAAACTATGAATTAATAGATAATCAGGCAGTGCTTCTTAGACCATTTAAACAATATCACGGTAGACCGCAAAAAAACTTTGAAAAAGATGATTATGTAAATATGTTATTCTTTTTCTTTAAAGCACCAACGAACAGAGAATAAGGTTGTCAATAATGTTTGATCCATCAGTTTATAGTGAAGAACTAGAAAATGGTTTTGTAGACAATAAAGACTTTAAGGTCTTTTCTATTAAAGATGTTTTATTAGAAGATCATATCAATACATTAAAACATCACTATAAAAGATTTGAGCATTATTACATAACCGTAGGATATGCTGGTCAAAGAAAATGGGTAGTTCGTTATCCAGAAATAACTCAAAGACTAGAGGATGTTCTTAGTAAAAATCTTGGAGAAAAAGTAATACTAGTTGATATAGAGTTATGTATATACGCACCAGAATTTGGATATGAACCTAAACTTTATCCACATTATGATAACCATGTTCAAGATGGACAGAGAGTGACTATGTCAGTTCAGATTGATTCAAATATAGATTGGGATCTAGTTGTTGAAAATAAAAAGTACAAAACCAATCAAAATGAAGGCATAGTTTTTTCTGGTACTCAACAAATTCACTGGAGAGATAAATATAACTTTAAAAAATTAGATTACTGTGCTGCGATATTTGCACATTTTAGATATGAAAATAATAGATTGTTAAGTCCAAATCAAGAAAATATTATGCGTTATTGGGAGTCAAAATATCAAAAAGATTCAGGAATTGCTTTAGATCCTATACCTTTATCAGAACAATCATTAAATAATTGGGGCGGTAAAGAGGGGTGGACAGCAGTTGTGGATAAAGTGTTCAAGGAAGGACAATAATAATGGGATTTGATCCAGCAATTTATAATGAAGAGTTAGAAAAAGGAATTGTTCCAAATAGAGATTTTGAAGTATTCATTTATAAAAATATTATAACTGAAGAACAAAATAAACTTATATATAACGAAGTAGAAAAAGTAAAAGATAATTACATTACTCAAGACTTTGTAGGACACAGAGCCTGGACATTTCAGAACACAGAATTAGAAAAATATTTAAATATGTGGATGAGCAATCTTTTAAATGAACAGATGTTTTTAACAGAATTATCATTTGCAAGATACTCTAACGAATATGGTTATGAGCCAAAACTTTTTCCACATTTTGATACTCATGAAAAAGATGGACAAAGAATAACACTTGACATACAGTTAAACTCTACTACACCATGGGCAGTAGTTGTAGAGGGAGAATCTTTTAATTTAGAAAATAACGATGGTTTAGTTTTTGCTGGCACTCAACAAATACATTGGAGAGAAAATAAAAAATTATTAGATAATGATAGAGTTGATATGCTATTTGCTCATTTTAGATACGCTGAGCATAGGCCATGGAGCAAAGATCAAAAGTTAATTTTAGAATATTGGTCACATAGAATTAGAGAGAAGACTGGTATAGAAAGACAGCCAGTTCCAATAAAAACAAAGGAAACAAAATGATATATAAAGATGCTCCCAATGTAGTATTAGATAATTTTTTTACAGAAGATCAAACAAGAAGAATATATGATTTAGTACAAAATACTGAGCATACATCTTTTCAACAACATCTAAGTTATGTAAGTTGGCACATTAAGTTACCACAAGATATTATAGACAGTGTTACTAAAGTTGCTGAGGACATTATTGGAGAAGGCCTAGTTCTTGCAGAATATAATTTTTCTAGATATCAAAAAACAATATCTGATTGCAGAAAATTGTGGTTTAATCCGTTGTTGTTTCCACATATCGATAATGCTTTTGAAGGTAAAAGATTTACAATTGATGTACAAGTAAAATCTAATGTTGATTGGGAAATAGTTGTAGATAACTGGAAGTCTGAAGAAACATTTACACTTAAAGATAATCAAGCACTAACATTTTCTGGAACACACCAAGTTCACTGGAGACCTAAAAAAGAATTTAAAGATGAAGAATTTTTAGAGGCTTTATTTTTACATTTTGTTCCTAAGTTTCACAACTTTAAATCTGAACAAGAAAAAGAAGAAATTTTGAGTAGAAGAGATTATCAGTATGCCATTTGGGAACAAACACCTGGGGTAACTTCAAATCCAACGGAAGGTTCTTATTGATGACTAAAATGCATAATTTCTTAACAAGTTTTGATAAATATAATACCAAACTTCCAATTTATATTGAAAAACCTTTTACTGAGGATCAAGCAAAGGCATTAAGAAATGTTATTGAAGCAAATAGAAACATAGTAGTTGATGACATAATTGAATCAGACTATGAAATAATATCTGCCATGAATAGATTTTATCCTAAAAAAATTACAGTGATGTCTAGGGAATTAATAGAATTTGAATGTCCAAAAGAAATAGAAGACATCATGGACTCATACGCAAAGCCAGTTTATAAAGAAGAAATAAAGTTATGTCATTATAATTATATTAAATATGATATGCAATATGGAGATGGAAAGTATGCACCATCACTACCACCTCATATAGACGCTGATGAAAATTTGGTTACATTTAATTATCAAATTGGTGGCAATGTTGACGATTGGCAATTAGTAATTGATGGTGAACATTATGATCTTAGAAATGGTGATGCTATGTTGTTTAGTGCCGTTAATCAAGTTCACTGGAGACCAAAAAGACATTGGAAGCCTGGAGAATATGTTGAGATAGTTAGTTTTGATTATTGTCCTCCAGACAACTATAGATTTACAGGAGATGAAAATCCATTAGATAATGAGCATCATCCCGAAGTAAGAAAAAAATATATTGATGATTTAAATCAACACCCTAGATTTCAAATTAGTTGGGATCAATATCATGAAGAAGGTTTAGAGTTAGGAATAATACCACAAGATAATGGAGGATTCGGTGTTACAGGCTGAAAACAGTAAAACAACTTTAGAACAAATAAACGGTCTTGCAGAAATTGCAGAGTATATGAATGATGAAGAACTTACAACTGCATTAACCTTTATTGCAAAGGTAATAGTTAAGCCAGATATTCCAATGAATGTTGCCACAATAGAAATTGTTAGATTACAGGCAATAGCGGCAAAGATGGCCTTTAAAGCAACTTGGATGACAAATGTTGATAAAAATGATAGAGCAAGAAAGAACATATACTATACTGCTGCAGAATCAATTAATGATTTAGTTTCTGCACTTAAGTACATCACACGATAGTCTGCTATACTATATTAAAAGGATAAACATGAAAAATTTACTACAGCAAGTTATGATTAAAAAAGAAATACACAATGGTGATGTAGACTTTACTAAAGGTTTAATTGAATCAATTGAAAAGGGATATACAGTAGGATTAAAACCTAAGTACGCAAAAAAATATAGTTTTTCTCCATCAACACTTGTATGGAATCATGGCGAGTGTCCAAGATTTTGGTACTTGGCTTTTGAGGGAACTGTTTGGGAAGACAATGCAGATGCTTATGGTGTTGCAAATAGAACAGGTGGTAATTTAAGTCACGGTAGAATTCAAGATGCTTTATTGAAATCTGGAGTCCTTGCTGAAGATTTAGAGTTTGATCCAGAACCAAGAAAGTATAATCAACAAATACATCCAGCAATGGAGTTGGCTGTAAAATCTGAAGATCCTCCAATTAATGGATTTGCTGATGCTATGTTGCATTATAACGGAACTGACATTGTTGGTGAAATTAAAACTGTACCAAGTGAAGGTTTTGAATATAGAAAAATTCATAGAAAACCAAAAATGGATCATTTAAAACAAGTTCTTATTTATATGAAAGTATTTAAAAAAGATAAGGGTGTATTAATTTATGAAAATAAAAATAATCATGAGTTACTTACACTTCCTATTGAACTAAACGATCATTACCGCAGGTGGGTTAACCAGGCATTTGATTGGATGAGAACAGTTCGCAAAGCATGGGTAGATAAAACTATTCCTAAAAGGAATTATAGATCTAACTCAAAAATTTGTGCAAGATGTCCAATTCAAAAAGCATGTTCTGAAGCAGAGGCGGGAACTATTAAAATAGATTCCTTGGAGAACCTCGGTGAAGAACTGTAAGTGGTGTGAAGATAAGTTTAAAGCAAAAGTAACATATCAGATTTATTGTTCTGAAGAATGCAGGGATGCTGCAACTAAAGAAAAGATTGCTGAAAGATATGTCATATCACGCAGACAAAAAAGAATTGGTAAAACTAGAAAGTGCAAAAACTGTGGCAATGATTTATCAATATATAATGATGAACCAATTTGTACGTTTTGTTTAATTAATCCAGTAGAAGTTGTTAAGGCTTTAAAAAAAATGAGGATTATTATTAATGACAAAGAATAAGTGGGGCATTGAAATGATGCCTAATAATATTTGTGCAATAGATGCAAGTACAAATAGTTTGGCTTTTTCTGTTTATAATAATAAACAACTTGGATTTTTTGGAAAAATTAATTTTACTGGAAACACAAATTATGAAAAGGTTGGAGACGCTTGTATAAAAACTCAGGCCTTGTTTGATTTATATGATATAGATGCTGTAGTTATAGAGCATACAGTATTTATGAATAGTCCAAAAACTGCTGCTGACCTGGCCCTTGTACAGGGTGCTATCATTGGTGCCTTGAAGATTTGCGGGGTATCAACAGTTGGATCAGTCTCACCAATTACATGGCAAAACTTTATAGGTAATAAGAAGATATCAAAAGAAGAAAGAGTATTAATTGTAAATAAAAACCCTGGCAAATCAGAGTCTTGGTATAAAACATATGAAAGAAACTTAAGAAAAGAAAGAACTATAAGGTTTGTTAATACAATATATGATAAAAATATAAATGATAACGATGTTGCTGATGCTTGTGCTATAGGCCATTGGGCTATAAATAACTGGCAAAAAGCCATGAGAGTCGAGGTTTAACATGGCTTCTGGTAAAATGTATACTAGTGAAGTTTTTATGCGTAAGAGATATCTTATGGATAGAAAGTCACCAGAAGAAATTGCTAAAGAATGTGGCTGTAGTGTCGAGACAGTATACGTGTATTTGGCTAAATTTGGATTGAGGAAATCAAAAAGATGACTACAACAACTCAGCACACCATTGCTAATATTTGCGATAATATAAAGACTATGCTTATTGAAAAAAATAAATCATATGGCGATTCCGCACTTGATCCTATTAGAATATTTTCTAAAGGAAGTTCAGATGAACAAATAAAAATAAGAATTGATGACAAGTTGTCAAGAATATCCAGAGGGTCTGAATTTTATGGAGACAATGATTTGGATGACTTGATTGGATATTTAATTTTATTAAAGGTTTCAAAGGTTTACAACAAGGAGGAGTTATAAAATGAAAGATCAGTTTGACCCTAATGAAATAAGAACAGAAGAAGAAATGTACGATAATCTATTTAATTATAATGAAAAAAATAGAAATTATCAACCTTTACCAAAACAAGATGGGGTTAATTTATATGAAACCCTCAATAGTGAGTTTACAAAAACTGCTAAACAAAGTTATAAAACTTTGCTACAAAACGAAAAGGTAGAACTTCCATTTTCAAGACAGTTGACTGGATGGAATAATTTAATTGAAGGATTGTACAGAGATTCTAAAAAATTAGATGATAGTCAACTATGGGTTGATTTTCCAGAAGATGATTTTGTTCCTAACAGACAGGGTTTTAGAGCAGATGAATTTAAAAAAGATCATGAAGGAAAGCATATTCTTTTTAATGGTTGTTCAGTAACTTATGGACAAGGACTATATACAAATGAGACTTGGTCTTATTTATTATATAAGATGATATCGGAAAATGAAAAGGTCTCTGGTTATTACAACATTGGCACTCCAGGAAAAAGTATATTTGATATTGTTGCAAGTACCTTTAAGTATATAGATAAGTATGGCAATCCAGATGAAATATTTTTAGATTTGCCAGATTTAAATAGGTTCTATGCATTAAATTCAGACAGTACGGCAGAATTTGATAAACCTATGGGACCAGGAGATACATTCTATGCACTAAATGACAACTATAGACACTCTATTGTAAAGCAGGATACTACGTTGTCAGTATTTGTTCATACTTTGTATATCTATATGTATCAATATCTAATGTTTTTAGAAGTATATTGCAAATCAAACAATATAAAATTGTATTTGTTTTCCTATGTTAGAGGAACAGATGCATTCTTTAGACTATGTAATTTAGATAATTATATTGTTACTACAGATATAGAACAAATGCAAGAAATTGAAGAGGGAGTATTTAACTATACAGAAAGTCACAAAGACGATAAGTATACTATGATTGCCAGAGATGGCAGACATTACGGCACAGCGTTTCACTATGTTTGGGCTAAAATGTTGTATAACATATATAAAGGAAAAACTGATGTCAACTGAGCAAGACCTAGTTCAGCATTTAGATCAGGTAAATAAAGTTGTTGAAGAATATTTAAAAGGAAGCGATCCTACAAGGATATCTAAGCAACTTGCAATACCAAGACAACAAGTAGTTAGTTTAATTAATGAGTGGAAGGTTATGGCTTCCGCTAATGATGCTATTCGTGCTAGAGCAAAGGAAGCCTTAGTTGCTGCTGATACACATTATAGTAAATTAATAACAAAAGCATATGAAGTTATTGAAGATGCAACTACTACAGCCAACCTTAATGCTAAAAGTCAGGGTATTAAACTTGTATTAGATATTGAATCTAGAAGAATAGATATGTTACAAAAAGCAGGTCTTTTAGAAAACAAGGAATTGGCAGAAGAAATGGTTCAGATAGAAAGAAAACAAGAAGTTCTTATGAACATATTAAAAGATGTTGCTTCTGAGTATCCACAAGTTCGTGATGAAATCATGAGACGACTTTCAAGTATTGCCAAAGAAAGCGAAGTGGTTACAGTTGTCCATGATGTTTGATGATTTTTTAGAAGTATTAAAAGATAATCCATTTGAAGAAATTCCAGTAGATGCTAAAACATTTATTGAACATGAAGATTATTTAGGACAACCTGGGTTATCAAAAATTCAATATGACATAGTTGAGGCTATGAGTCAAATTTATAAAAAAGAAGAACTGATAGAACTTTTAGGTGAAAAAGAAGGTACAGAGTATTATAATAAATATACTAAGAATGAAATTATTCTCCAGTTAGGAAAAGGTAGTGGAAAAGACTTTACATCTACTGTTGCTTGTTGTTATATTGTTTATAAGTTGCTTTGTTTAAAGGATCCTGCTAAATATTTTGGTAAACCATCAGGTGATGCTATTGATTTAATTAACGTTGCTATTAACGCACAACAAGCCAAGAACGTTTTCTTTAAAGGTTTTAAAACTAAGATTGAAAAATCTCCGTGGTTTGTAGGAAAGTTTTACGCAAAAGCAGATAGTATAGAATTTAATAAATCAATTACAGTTTATTCTGGACATTCGGAAAGAGAATCACACGAAGGTTTAAACCTTTTACTTGCAGTGCTTGATGAAATTTCTGGCTTTGCTTCAGAAGTTGGAACTGGTAACGAACAAGGAAAGACAGCAGAAAATATTTATAAAGCATTTCGTGGATCAGTAGATTCTCGCTTTCCAGATTTAGGAAAGGTAGTATTATTATCATTTCCAAGATATGTTGGAGACTTTATATCACAAAGATATGATGATGTTATTTTAGAAAAAGATGTTATTGAAAAAACTCATAGATTTATTTTAAATCCAGCATTGCCAGAAAATGAAGTAGGCAACACGTTTGATATTTCGTGGGAAGAGGACGAGATTGTTTCTTATAAATATCCTGGAGTATTTGCATTGAAAAGACCTACCTGGGAAGTAAACCCAACTAGAAAAATTGATGATTTTAAATTAGCATTTTATACAGATCTTGGTGATGCAATGATGCGTTTTGCATGTGTTCCTACATATGCTTCAGATGCATTTTTTAAGCAGGCAGACAAAGTTAGAGCCTGTATGACTGGTAGAAATCCTATAGATAACTTTAAGAGATTTGATGAAGCATTTAAACCTGATCCAGATAAAACATATTATGTTCATGCTGACTTAGCCCAAAAACATGACAAGTGTGCTGTAGCAATTGCTCATGTTGAAAAATGGGTAAACGTTCAAGTTATAAAAGACTATGAGCAGGTATCTCCAATTGTTGTTGTAGATGCAGTGGTTTGGTGGGAACCTAAAACAGAAGGTCCAGTAAACCTATCAGAAGTAAAGCAATGGATTCAAAACTTAAGAAGAAATGGATTTAATATAGGTTTAGTAACGTTTGATCGTTGGCAATCATTTGATATTCAAAATGAATTAAAAGCAGTTGGAATGAAAACAGATACCGTATCTGTTGCTAAAAAACATTATGAAGACATGGCAATGCTTGTATATGAAGAAAGACTTGTTATGCCATCAATTGAATTATTGTTTGAAGAATTAACTGAACTAAAAATTATGAAAAATGATAAGGTAGATCATCCTCGTAAAAAATCTAAAGACTTAGCAGACGCAGTTTGTGGTGCTATATTTGGTGCAATTGCTAATACACCCAAAGATATTAATTTAGAGGTAGAGGTTCATACATTTGCAGATAGACCAAAGCAAGATAAGTATAAAGATGTGTTTGTTAATAATAATGTAATTAGACCAGAGCCACCTAAAGAAGCACTAGAATATCTAGAGCAGTTTAAACTAATTTGAAAAAAATGTTATAATTATACTATCTCTTATTGGGGGTAGTTATTAAATTAACGCTTTTAGGACTCTTCGCAGAGCAATCTTTGTCTTTGTAGTAGCAACAATACTACTTCTTTCCTGCACGCCACAGCAGGCTCATGCAGAGGCAGCACCTTGTGATACCTATCAGGTAAACGGTGGAGATCAAGCCTTTTTAATGAACTTGAATACCCCTCTTAAATGGGGAGACACAGTTTACACAAACAATATTTATGTAAGTCCAAAAGGAACTATTACATTTGGTGCAGGAGATTATACATTTTGGGATTACCCTGCAACCCCATCTATATCAATTGGATCTTTTGATTATCATGCATTTCCAAATAGTGCAGCAGGTGGATGGAGTCCAGGATGGGGTTATGGAAATAATTTATATGTTAGATATGGATCTACGGCAACTTCTATATGTGTAGATTGGAAGGTAATGGTATGGGGACAGAGTTCTGGAAATCCAATTTATATAAGAATGTTAGCAGAAGTAAATCCAATAAATTACACATGGACACCAACTTATGAAGTAAGTGCTAATGCACCTGCTAACGCTAGATATGGTGCTAGATACACACAAAATGGCCCTATTCAACCATTAAGTGTTCAAACTATTACTCAGCCACCTGCTCCAAGTCCAACACCAAGTCCTACAGCAACCCCAACACCTACTCCAACCCCAACACCTACTCCAACCCCAACACCTACTCCAACCCCAACGCCTACACCTACGGAAACCATAACTCCTACACCCACCCCAACTCCAACACCTGAACCTAGTCCAACTCAGACTCAAGATCCTGATCCAGTTCAACCAACTCAAACCCCTGAGCCAATTGTCGAACCAGAACCAGTAGTGACACAGGAACCAGAACCAGAAGTGACAGAAGAGCCACAACCAGAATCTGTAATCGAACCTTCACAAGAACCAACTCCTTCAGAAGAAATTATACCAGTTGAGGAACAAGTCAATAATGCAATTGATGATTTATTGGTTAACAATGAAGAAATTTCTACTGAACAGTTATCAAACATTGCAGATTTATTACAAGAAAATTATGCAGTAGATGAAGCAATGCCAGTAGCAGATTTAGTTGAAGAATTAAATACTGAACAATTAATAGAATTTTTAGAAGAATTAGATCCTAATCAAGAAATTGAATATAAAGAAGGTGTTGTTTTAGAAGCAGGCGTTGTTGTTATATTTGAACAATTGGCAGATCCTGCAGCCCTAGTAGGAGAGTTACTGTCAGACCCTGGCCAAGTTATAGAAGCACTTGGTCAATTGGGTGCTGACATGACAGAAGAAGAAAGAGAAGATTCACAAGATGTTGTTGTTGCAGCAGTTGTAGCAAGTCAAATTGCAACAATGGCTGCAGTAACATCAATTCCACCAAGTGCACCATCTGCACCAAGTGGTTCAGGACCAGGTGGCTCAGGACCAAGCGGTAAGGGTTCAGATCCTCAAAGAAGAAATGAATTTGAGGCCTCATCTGGTGGAGAAGCAAGAAGAAAACCAAAGGTCAAGCCTAAGAAAAAAATAAAAATAAAGAGAAGACCAAAGGTTAAAATCAAAAGAAATATAAGGAGGATAAAATGATAAAGGCAATATTAAAACCTTTTAAGTTTATCTTCAAAGCAGTTAAGTTCGTAGTCATGTTACCAATAAACCTAGTTAAGTTTGTATTAAGCAAGGTTTGGGCGGTAATCAAATATGTTCTTAATCTTGTTTCGAAGATAGTAAAAGAAGCATATCAAGTGGTTGCATGGATAGTTAACTCTATAAAGAATGCAATTGTATTTATATGCAAAAAAGTATGGATATTAATAACATTGTTTTGGGCATGGCTAGTAAAAGCATTTATTGAAACACTAAATCAATTGTGGACATTACTAGGTATGTTCGCAGCATGGCTTGTTCTTGAAGGTAGTGCTAAAACTATAGTTGGGTATTCAATCATACTGGTTTTGTTCTTATGGTTAATTACCATGGGAATAAGGGAAGGAGGAGAAGAATAAATGGCGAAAAAAGATAAGTTAGATGTAGCGTTAGATGATGATAAGGCAATGGGTGCAGTAAGCAGCATTAAGAATATTCTTTTTAGAATAATCGCTGTATTTGCAGCCAACGGATTAGGAATCATTGGTGCTGGAGCATTGGTAGGTATTGATACAGTTAAAGCAATTATCCTTGCTGGAAGTTTAGGAGTAGCAACAGTAGTTGAGAAACTAGCAAGAGGATTTATTGATGACGGTAGATTAAGCATTGAAGAAATTAACAGTGCTTTTAGCCCAGTAGACAAAAAATCTAATTAGCAGTTCTATTTATTATAATAACGGATTCTCTGTTGAGTTCGTTATTATAATATTTTAAAAGCATTTCTTTTACTGTACATCTAAAAATTGTTTCAGTTGACATTGTAAGATCTTGAGCATAAATACAATGTGTGTCTTCACCAAAAACTTCCAGGGTATCATTTAAGACTTGCTCAACTTTACTTGGAACACATAAGAATACTATTGGATAATCAATATCTATAAACTTATTAAGAAATTTTTTGTTCTCATTACTATCTTTAGGGTAGCAACCATATATAAAACCACCATGTGCCATACCTGAAACAACAAGTGAAGTTATTACTGAGTTAGGTCCAGGGATGGTGGTTACTTTTATATTGTGCATTAGTGCAACATTGGCATAGCCACTGCCTGGATCATGAAAACCAGCATTTCCCTGATCAGATAGTATTAATACATTTTTATTATTTAATAATATTTGAACTATATTATTAATTGCATTTATTTCTTCACAACTTGGTATTTCTATAATATGTGCATTTGTCTCAATTTCTAAATCAGACAATAGTTTGTTAAATTTTTTAAGGCTTTCTACGGCAATTACGTCATGCTCAACAATACTTCTAATTGTCCTAGGAGATACATCTAAAATGTTACCAATATGTACAGATCCCAGGGTCAATAATCCAGCCATATATAGTAGTATACCATGTTGACTATAAAAATGATAGGTGGTATACTTTAGTAACACTATATTAAAGAGGCCTACTTTGACGTGCATAGCAGTAGTTAGACAAGATAATAAAATTTATATGGCTGGTGACAGAGGTGCATCAGATGATAACAGTATGCTTACTTTAAAAGCACCGAAGGTTTGGAAAACTGGTCAATATTTAATAGGATATGCTGGCACTATGGATGGTGAAAGAATAAGACTAAACTTTAAACCACCTGTTCCAGAAGGTAACTTAGATAAATTTATGTATACAAAGTTTTTAATATCACTTAGAGATTTTTATGATAAGTGGTGGGTTGATGTTTCTAAAGATTCAGATTTTGGAATGATAATTGCTGTTAAGGGAAGAATATTTGAGCATAGTGCTGTTGATATGTCACTAACAGAATATGATTTAGATTATTTGGCAATGGGTTCTGCAACAGAATTTGCACTTGGATCATTATATTCTACTCAAAAACAAAAAAACGGAAGAAATAGAGTTATTCAAGCAGTCGGTGCTGCTATTAATTTTTCTACATCTTGCACTGGTCCTATTGACACGGTAAGCATCTAGGTATATACTAGATACATGAATACAGAATTTGAAATTTGGTTATTACAAGGTATAGATAAGGGTTGGGTAACTGAGCCTTATTGCAATACTCATGATGGTGGTTTTCAATACATGAGTGAAGAAGAGCAAGAAGAGTGGGACCAAGGTGGCGACCCATGTTGTTATGTAATTAGATTAATGGAGTTATCTTAATGAAAAAAATGTTTATTGTTTTATCTGTTTTATTTTCAGTACTAGCAATTCCAGCAAATGCAGTTGAGAGTCCAACACCTGTAGTTGTCCCAACACCAGTTGTTACATCAAATCCAACACCTGTGGTTGCGAGTCCAACACCTGTAATTAATAGTAAGCCAATTGTAATCATTGATAGTTATTTTGATACAAGAGTTACGAACACAACTATTGTTTGTATTGCTACAGATAAGTGTGTAAATACTGCAAAGCCATCTTCCAGAGTTTCTGATGCAGTAAATCATGGCACCGCTATGGCTGAAGTTGCTCGCAGAAATAATCCAGAGGTACCTTTAATTTTGTTGAGATCTGCTACAGTTAACAACAAAGGTGCAGTTGGAATTTTAAACGGAAATGATTTTCTTGCAGCATTAAAATGGGTTGATGCAAATTCATCAACTGTTTCTGCAGTTTCTTTTTCTTATAACTTAAGTGGGAACATGTCTAAGCCAGGAGAATGTAGATTATCTCCAACTGGTTTGGTTAATATTAAAGTTGTTGATCCATTAATTAGAACAACTGTTTCTAGTTTAAAGTCTAAGGGTATTCCAGTATTTATATCTACTGGAAATGATTCTAATAAAAAACCAGTAAACTATCCAGCATGTATTACTGATACTGTATCAGTATCTACTTTTCCTGTAGGAAATCACGATACTAACACAGACTATTTTGGAGTATTGCCAGAAGGTAAATGGAATTATCAATCGGCATTTTTTGGGTCAATACCACAAACTACTTCCTCTGCTACGATTGCTGTTGCAACACAGTGGCAAAAAGGATTAACTGTTACTGATAAAATGGTAAACGTTTTACAGTAAAAAAGATGGCGTGTAACTCAGTTGGCAGAGTGCGAAACTGTTAATTTCGAAGTCGTAGGATCGAGACCTACCACGCCAGCCAAAGGGAATATAGCCAAGTAGGTTAAGGCACCGAACTCATAATTCGGCTACCGTAGGTTCAAGTCCTACTATTCCCACGCCTCGATAGCACAGTGGTAGTGCGTCCGCCTTGTAAGCGGAAGGTCCTCAGTTCAATCCTGAGTCGAGGCTCGCAACACTAACAGAATAGGGATACAGTTGATAGTTGAATTAGAACCATGGGAATATGAACACGCCTATATGGTAGGTATGCGAAGATATACAGAGAATTGGAATAAAGTAGATGCTTCATATTACAATAGATCTAGTATGGAAGAAGATAGAAATGCTCAACCTGCATCAGCAATTTGTGAATTAGCAGTTGCTAAATATACAAACCAGTATTGGCATGCCTCAGTTTGGGACGGTAGAAAGCATAAGAAATATAAAGATATGCCAGACGTAGGAACAAACATAGAAGTAAGAAGAGTAAGAACACAGTCTGGTCCAGCAGTACGTGAAAAAGATCTTAATCGTGGTTTGGTAATTTGGGGTGCTGAATTAATAGATTCAGAATATAGAAGAGTAAAATTGTTAGGTTGGATAGAAGCAGAAAAAGGATATGAGATAGGAATAGATAGACAGGGGTATAAAATTATACCTAAAGAATTACTTAGTAAGGATTGGGATGAAGCAGAGCAGTAATGAGTCAATCTCTGAATTAAGAGAAGACTTTTTTATATGGCATAAATCAAGGTCTGAATCATTTTTATGGATTAATCATAGGTCTAGGGTTCCGTCAAGATGGCTTAGTTACACTGAAGGCATTAAAGAAAAATATACAAACCATGTTATCAAACCAATTAATCTCTATGTTAATAAGTTATATCCTAAACCCAAATTAATAAGTATTAATAATAATATAGTTACTCTTCAACAAACTAATCATGCTGAAATATTCTTAGTTCGTAGTCCTGAGATTCTTAATACAATGGAAAGAGATGAACCATATAGTGAAAGGATTATGTGGAATTTAGATCGTCCCTGGATAAGACAGTACTACCTATCAGATAGGAAAGACTTTGGTGATCCTGCAACATGTTTTAATCAAACTTTTAGATTTTATGTACCCTGGATTATTGATGATAATATATCTGTTAATATTAAACAGCCAGACAACTCACCCTTTTTAATATTAGAAGATACAATAAACTTTAAAAAAATATTAAATAATACAGATCAGATTGAGCCACCATTTGTTCATTTTCAATTTAAGAAAATAGGTGATCATATGATTGATAACGAGTATGGTAAGGTAAAAAGGCTTTCACCAATGTATAATATGGTTTTTAGGGCAGATGATATAATGATAAAAGAGATTAGGAGATTTTATGAACAAGGTTAGTTTTTATCCTTTTTCTGATAAAACAGAGGTTTTTGTACCAAAGCCAGAACCATCAATTAAATCTATGCCAGATTGGTATAAACAACAACCAGGATTTATTGGTGATGAGTTTAAAGAGTATATATCTAAAGGCGGTATGAGTAGCACAATAAAAAGATGTATGCCAATATTTGATTTGATAACTGCTGGATATATTTTTAAAGTTCCAATGGATATATATATTAATGCTACTAATCCAGAAAAGATAACTTGGAGTGTTCCTAATGAATTAAAGTTTCTTGGAAATGATATGATTGCAACTCATACATCAGAGCAAGTATCTAACTATCCAGTTAACTTAGAAAGATATCATAAACAAATATTTAGAATACTACCATTTTGGGCAATGATGACTCCAAAAGGATATAGCACACTGTTTACTCATCCATTTCATAGAGATCCAGTTCCATTTCAAATGTTTGAAGCAATAGTTGATACAGATAAATTTGCTTCAGACGGACATCTTTCAATGCATATTGAAAAAGGTTTTGAAGGAATAATTAAACAAGGAACGCCTCTAATTCAAGCAATTCCTTTTAAAAGAGAGAGTTGGGAATCAGAGTTTGTTTCTCACTCTGAAGGAAAGGGTGAAATTGAAAGACAAAGACTTTTAGTTAGAAGTAGTTTTAGAAATTCTTATAAAGAAAAGTTTAGACAAAAAAAAGAATATAAATAATGAAAGATCCATTAAAAATATCTTTTACTCCAGGTGGGGGACCAAACTATCAAAATATATTTACTCCACCAGAACCTGCTGTAAAACATGTACCAGAATGGTATAAGTCTTTAGCAAAACATGAAATCTGGAATGATGAAAAATATCTTTCTCCAGTAAACAATATAGGTGGCGATGGTGCTAGAGTTGCAACAAAAATGTGTATGCCCTTTTTTGATTCACTAACTGCTGGATATTATTATTTATTAGAAGATGACTTGCTAGTAGAATTAGATAAGAATGGAAAGCCAACATTGTCTTGGGATAAAAATATAATGATTATGGATAAAAGACCAACAATAGATCTTCCAGTTCCAGATAATTGTCATCCCATACATTATGGATGGAGAATGAATTGGTATTATGAAACTCCACCAGGTTACTCTGTACTTATAACACATCCAATGAATAGATATGATTTACCATTTCTTACAATGTCTGGTATTGTTGAATCGGATATTTGGGGACTACCAGTTTTTACAGCATTTTTTTTAAAGAGAGGTTTTCAAGGAATCATTAAGAAGGGTACTCCACTTTTTCAAATAGTTCCTTTTAAAAGAGATAATTGGGAAATGGAAATAGATACAAATCAAGAAAAAATTGATGAGCATGAATTTAAGGCAGAAAATAGAAGATCGCTACTATATGGCTATTATAAAAAAACTGCTTGGAGAAAAAAACTATTTAGGGGTAAAGGTTTAAAAGAAGACTTTTATGACGAATAACTTACCAAATCCAATAAATGTAATAATTTATTCTTATAAAAATAAAAACTTAAAGAATGTTGTTGCTAATTTGTTAGATAAATCTTCTAAAAAAAATACAATATTTGTTAAGATTTTTGATCAAAGTCCTTTAACAAAATGGAGTCAGTTTGGCTTTTATAATGAAAATGCTTTAGAAAAGTGGGAATATTTTGAAAATTTAAAAGATGCCAACTATAGTCATGTTGTTTGGGATAAAATAAAGAGTCCATGTCAGTACAAAAATGATATGCTCAAGCAATCACAGTATTCTTATACATTAATATTATCAGACAACATATACTTAAATCAAGACTGGGACGAATATTTGCTACAAAATATTAAAGACAAACAGTCTATAATTAGCGGTAAAAACAAAATAACTTTAAGTAATGATGGATTGTTTTATTTAAAAAAAGAAGAAGAGATAACTAATGATATAGATAGAACATACTTTGTTAGTAGAGATTTAATTTTTGGACATACCTCAACACTTCAACAAATTGGATATCCTTGGTATATGAAATATTATGGTGAAGAAGAAACTTTATCCATCTTGTATTATGCTCACCATATAAAGGTATATAGTTGTCCAGATAGTTTTTATAAAAAAGATGGAGCAGACACAATAGAATATCTATATACAACATTTTCTAAGTATCATAACTATAATGAAATGATTGACTTATTTAAAAAACAAAAAAATAAATATGAAGACATTAGTGAGCCTTTAATGGGAGATGTTGTTTCTTTTCTAGGAAAGCATAGGGTTAATCTTGATGAGTTAAATCCCATACCCTTTCCACTCAATGATGTAGAGTATGATCCTGACGTCTCTTTATTTACTGATATAGATTCAAAAAAGTTTATGACCAAGATAAACTATATTGATTAATGGTATAATAGAAAAAAGACAGGAATAGCATGCATAGAATTGCAGTAATAGACAACTTTATAACCAAAGAGGATGCAGAAACCCTAATAAGGGAGCAACACAACCCATCAGAAGTTAATCCATATCCAGAATACTATAGCAAAAGATACGGCGGTACATCATTACCATACAACAAAACTGTTATGGATATTATGATTAAGTATGGCAACAAGGCTAATGAAATACATAGGTCTTACAATGGATTTGTTAATCCAATATATGTTTTTAAAGGTTTTGGATCTCACTGGATCAAAGGAACAAGGGGTGGTTTACACCTAGATGCTCAAGGCCCAGAACCATTTATAGAATTTAGTACAATAATTTATTTAAACGAAACTCCAGAATATCAAGGTGGTAAGATATTTTTTCCTAATCAAGATTTTGTTTATCAACCTAAAAAATATTCTGCAGTATTTTTTCCAAGTGCTGGTACAGAATATATTCACGGTATTACTGAAGTAACTGAAGGACATAGATATACTGCATTATATATGCACACATCACTTCCAGAACATGCAGACCCTGACTTTTTGGGGGAAGATAAGAATCCAACTTGGCAAGCCGTAGAATATCCATTAGAAAGAGAGGCTGCAGAACGTGAGTTCAATCAATCATGAAGTTTTAGATTTGGGGTTAGTATACTATAAGAATATTGTAAAAAATACAGACCAAATTATAAGAAACATAGAAGACCTAGATGAAAGATTTTTAAATAGTGATGATCAAATAAAATCTAAAACTATTGTTCAAGAGTGGACGCCTTGGATAAATGAAAGTTCTAAATCAAAAGAAATCTTTTGTTGGCAAAAATTTGTTCCAACTATGGGGCAAATATTAGAAGAAGATCCTTTTAGAGATGAGCAAAGAAATATATCTTATAGAATACATGGATCAATTGATCAGGCATTGTTTCATTATTCAACAAAACTATATCCATTTGCACAAAAAAATGTTAAAGCAAAAGAACAAACAACAAGTTTATTAAGATATGATAAGTCTGGACATTTACCACCACATCAAGATCAGGGCGTAAGTACAAGAGTTTTATCTGTTTTGTTGTATTTAAATGATGATTATGCTGGTGGTGAAATAACATTTAAACAATCT